GAGCCGTTCAAGCGCCTCGGGGCTACGCTGCGCGAGCGCTTCGACGCCGTGGTGCGCGGCATGCTCGATCACCGCAGCAACGCCTTCGTCGAGTCCATGAACGGCCTGATGCAACAGGCCAAGCGCTGCGGCTGGCGCTTTGAATCGAGCCTTGGCTGGGCGGCGGCGTGGAAGGACACGCGCGGCTCCAAAGACCACGGCTACAACGCAACGGTGGCGATCTCAATGCGTGGCGCATTCGTCGCCAAAACGCACCCAGAGAATCGGCCCTTCCCACCTATGATGACAGGCGTCTGAACTACTACTCAGACCCGGGTGTCGCCAGATACGACCCGTCATAGTCGCCGCCTCTCGTCCACCTCCGAGTACGGCATGACGGCGCGCAAGAGCGGGCCGACCAAGCAGACATCCAAGACGCCACGACGCCCCAAGCAGACACCGGCAGCCCCACACGCCCGCTCCGACGGGAAGGACAAGCCAGCCGGGCCCGCCCACCGCGCCACAGCCTCTCGGACGTCTGCTCGACCCGCCGCCAAGAAGGCACCAAAGACGACGACCGCCGCCGCATCGCCAAGCGCGACCGGCGGCGCTGCTGCATCCAGCCTGTCGCCAAACGAAGAGTTGTTCATCACCGAGTACCTGCGGAACGGCATGAATGGCACGGCTGCGTGGATCGCAGTCAACCCCGGAACGCCTCCAGCACTCGCGGGCCACTACGCCTATCGCCTGGTCAAAAAAGGTCACGTCGCCAGCCGAATCGCTGCTGAGCGCGAACGTATCGCCAAGCGCCACGAGATCACCCGCGACCAACTGCTGGCCGAATTCCTGGCGATCGCATCGGCCGATCCGAACGAGCTGATGCAGATGCGCGCCGTGGCTTGCGCATCCTGCTGGGGTGGCCAGGAGCGGTCGCGACAGTGGACCGAGCCCGATCCCGAGTGCCAGTCCTGCCACGGCGAAGGCAACGCCCGGCTGTGGATCGCCGACACCCGCAAGCTCTCGCCAGCCGGCCGCGCGCTGTACGCCGGCATCCACCAGACCAAGGGCGGCATCAAGGTGCTGATGCACGACAAGGTCGCGGCTCTGGTGAACGCCGGCAAGATCATCGGCGCGTTCGAGGCCGACAACAGCCAGAAGAACCTGAGCGCTGTCGACGCCGTGCGGGAATTCCTGGGTGCGATCCACAACGCTCGCCTGCCCATCGTGCGCCAACCGGCGCCGGCCAAGCCCGAAGGCGGCAAGTCGTGAGCGACATCTCCGACGTCAGGACAGTGGCCGACATGGCGGCGGCGGCCGACGCCGGCATCGATCGGTGGTCGGATCTGGAGTGGAGGCTCGACAACGTCTACTGGATCGTCGACAAGGCGGCCAAGGCCGTGCCGTTCCGCCTCAACGGCGCCCAAAGGCGGTTCATCCGCAACCTATGGCACCGCAACCTGATCCTGAAGTGCCGCCAGCGAGGTTTCAGCACGCTGATGCAGGTGCTGCAGCTCGACCAGGCCCTCTTCAACACGAACCACACGGGCGTGGTGATCGCGGACACGCTGCTCAACGCCAGCAAGCTGTTCGGCAAGATCGAGTTCGCCTACGGACGCCTGCCCGACCTGCTGCGCCAGACCTACGAGATCGAGCGCCGCGAGTCCGGCTCCCTGCTGTCGATCAAGCACGAGACCGACACAGGCGAGCCGGCGCACAGCACCATCAGCGTCAGCGTGAGCAGCCGAGGCGGCACGGTCCAGCTGCTGCACGTGTCCGAACTCGGCAAAATCAGTTTGAAGTTCCCGCAGCGGGCCGAGGAGATCCGCACCGGTGCCATCCCATCGGTGCCCACGGGCGCGGATCCAGGCTGCACCGTCATCGAGAGCACCGCCGAAGGCGCTTTTGGGCTGTTCTGGGAACTCTGCGAACCAGCGATGAAGCGCTGGCATGCCAAGGAGCCCGAGACCAGCCTGGACTGGCGCCTGCACTTCTTCCCTTGGTACGAGGCCAAGGAATACGCGCTCTCCGACGAGGACACGGCCATCGTCCAGGTGCCGCCGAAGCTCAGCGCCTACTTCCGCAAGCTCGAAGCCGGGCTCCGCATCACCCTCTCGCCCAACCAGCGCGCCTGGTACGTCAAGGAGAGCGAAAGCCTCAAGGGCAAGATGAAGCAGGAGTACCCGAGCACTCCTGAGGAGGCGTTCGAGCAGGCCATCGACGGCGCCGTGCTGGGCGAGCAGATGACCTGGCTGCGAGAGAACGAACGCCTCGGCGTGGTGCCACTGGATCCAACGTACCCGGTCAACACCTTCTGGGACTTCGGCACCGGCGCGACCAACGCGATTTGGTTTCACCAGCGCATCGGCCTTCAGAACAGATGGTTCTTCTACATCAGCGGCGACATGGTCGATGGCATCAAGGGCCTGCGCTACTGGTGGCACGACGTGCTTGAGGTCCACCGCCACAAGTACCGCTACCGCTGGGGCCTGCACGTCCTGCCGCACGACGCGGACGCCGAGATCCTGGGCGAGGTGCCGACCACCAAACGCCGCATCCTCGAGTCCCTGGGCATGGGAGCGGGCGAGGGCGGCCGAATCATCGTCGTCGCGCGGGTGCAGGAGATCCACCAGGGCATCGAGATCATGCGCACGGCCCTGGTGCGAGGCAACCACTGGTTCGACAAGCGCCGGCCAGACACCACCAAAGGCGAGGACATGGGTGCCGGGCACGGCATCGCCTCGCTCGACGGCTATCAGTTCACATGGGACGACAGAGCCGGCGTCTGGAGCCGCGTGCCTTACCACAACTGGGCCAGCCATGGCTCGGACGCCTGGCGCCAGTACGCCCAGGCCGAGGCCGCCAACCAACTCAACTTCGCAGCAGCCGACGGCGCGCCGTCGCAGTTCGCAAAGTTCGCCAACCGTCCACGCAGGGGCATCTGATGCACCGATCACCAATCGCCGACTTCCACGGCCGGCCGGTCTACGTCGCCGGCGGCCGTCACGCCTTCAAGACCCAGGAGCACCGAGGCTTCGTCGTAAGCCTGGAGTGGGTCATCAGCGACACCAGGCGCAGGCAGCCGCCGTGCATGGTCATCTGGCCGGCCGGCAACGTTTTCGCACCCAGCTCCAGCGAAAACGGCATGTGGCTCATCGGTCGACGCGCCATCAGCGAGTTCGTCGAGTTCACCAAGGACGGCAAGTGCACAGGCGGCGCGAGCGAGCACTGCGTGCGAGAGGCGCGCGAGGCGCTCCCGATTCTGGGGAAGGACATCAACGACAAGGCCGCCCTGCTCGCGCTGGTGGACTGCGTCGTGAAGTTCGCGCCCGACCTCGTGCTGATGCCTGTCACACCGCGGTGGCTCCAAGCCGCGGACGCCACGAAGCCAATGTGGGACGTGACGGCCAAGAACAAAGGCACTGGCAAGGTCATCAGCGAGGCGGAGGTCTGACATGGCCAAGAAGATCGAGGCGCGCGACGCCAAGTCAGCCTACGACAAGGGCCAGCGCGACAGCGGCCGAAAGAAGCCCAAGGCCGCCAACATCGCCGAATCGGGCGAGGTGCGCCGGCTGGGCGCTCCATCTGCCATGCAGCTCGCAGCATCGGCCGCGCTCGACGCCGGTCCGGAAACCAACCGCGCGAGCCGGGCCCTGGATGGCCTGATGTCCGACCAAGATCGCCACGAACAGCGCAAGGGCTGGTTCCTCACAGAAGCCCATCGCCAATCACTCAACCGCGCCCGGATGGCCAAGTGCGAGTCGTTCTACGACTCCGAGCAGTGGGCCTACGACAAGGCAGAGGAGCTGCGTGGCCGTGGGCAACCCGTGGTCACCGTCAACGAAGTCAAGCCGGCGATCGACTGGCTGCTGGGCACCGAGCGCCGCATGCGCGTGGACTTCACCGTCGTGCCAGACCTCTCGCACCAGGACGACAGCTACGAAGCAGCCGAAGACGACGCCCAGGTCAAGACCAAGCTGCTCAAGTACCTCGACGACACCAACAAGAGCACGTTCGAGAGATCGTGGGCGTCCGAAGACCAGCTCAAGGCCGGCATCGGCTGGATCGAGGTGGCCCTGCGCGGTGACCGCACGGGCGTGCCCATCTACGTCGGCTGCGAATCGTGGCGCAACATCCTGTGGGATTCTCAGGCCCAGAAGCGCGACCTCAGCGACGCACGCTACCTGTTCCGCATCAAGGTCGTAGACCTGGACGTGGCGCTTGCCTGCTTCCCGGACAAGGCCGCTCAGATCGAGCGCTGCGTACAGACCGGCGATCAGCTCACGGTCTTCAGCGAGTGGATGGGTGGCATGGGAGCCAGCATCCAGGGCCTGGACGCCTTTGCCGGGCTCGAAGACCCGCTGGACTACGTCACCAACAAGCCGGTGGACCTGTTCAACAGCCGCAAGCGCGTGCTGCTGCTGGAGTGCTGGAGTCGCGAACCGGTGCAACGCAGGCCGGCCGTCATCGGCCTGGCGGACCCGGTGCAGTTCCGGATCCGGCTGTCGATCATGACCGAGCACGACACGCTGCTGGAGGGCTGGAGCCCTTACCGGCACGACCGCCTCCCCTTCATCCCGATCTGGGGCTACCGGAACCGCCGAACCGGCCTGCCGTACAGCCCAATCTGGCCGCTGATCGGTGCGCAGGAGCTGCTGAACACCCGCATGAGCCGGGCAGCTTTCGAGGCCGCCAGCAACCAGATCGAGCTTGAGGTGGGCGCCGTGGACGAAACGGCGATGGACATCGACCAGATCCGCGCCGAGTACAACGACCCGAACGGGATGCCGGTCTTCGCGCACGGTGCCCTGTCGGCCGGCAAGGTCCGCCGTCAGACGGACCAGCAAGCCCGGATGACTGAGCAACTGCTGCTGGCCGACCGAGAAAGCACGTTTCTCCGGTCCATGTCCGGCGTCAACGCCGACAACCGCGGTGAGCGCAGCAACGTCACCAGCGGGCGCGCGGTGCTGGCCAAGCAGGAACAGGGCTCGCTGCTGACCGCTGAACTCTTCGACAACCAGTTCTTCGGTCGAGCGTTGGAAGGCGAGATCACGCTCAGCCTCGTCGAACAGGCCATGCTGGCGCCGCGGGCATTCAAGGAACCGGGGGCACCGGCCGGCGAGGTCACGCGCATCAACGTGCCGCAGGAAGACGGTTCGTACCTCAACGACATCAGCGCGCGTCGGGCCAAGTTCGCTCTCGGCGAGCAGGCGTGGAAGCAGACCTACGCCGAAGCCGCCTTCGAGTCGCTGTTCGAAGTGCTCACGCAGCTCGCAAGCGCCGCTCCACAGGTCGTGGTGAACCTCCTCGACCTCGTTTTCGACATGCATCCCAACCTGCCGCGCAAGCGGGCCGTGGTGAACCGGATGCGCCAGCTCAACAAGCAGACCGATCCGGACGGCAAGATCACGCCCGAGCAGCAGGCCGAGCAGGAGCAGGCGAAGAAGGTCGCTCAGCAGCAGTTCGAGCTCCAGATGGCCCAACTGATCGCCCAAGTTGAGGAGGCGCGGGCCAAGGGAACCAAGCTCAACACCGAGGCCATGGCCAACCGCCTGAAGGCTGTGCGAGACGCGGCCGAAGCTGCGTCGATGCTGGCGTCGGTCCCTGAGCTCGCTCCGATCACCGATTCGCTGCTGAAGAGCAGCGGATTCGACGACCAGGAACTCGCCGCGCAACAGGCCGCTGCTGCGGCCACGCCAGCGCCCGTAGGCGCCGACCCGATGCCGACGCAACCTGAGCCAATTCCACAGGCGCCCACCGGCGCCGACACCATCGCCGCGGTGTGACGCGGCATCGCCTTGCAGGAGCAAGACAGCATGAAGGCACGAAACGAATCCACAGCCGGACAACCTGCCATCACCGGCAGCTTCGAGAATGCGGCCGACCGCGCCGTTCTGGACCAGATTGCGGCGGCCCAGGCCGCTGGCCAGGATCCTTTCGGCGACGGCGACGGCGACGGCGACAACGACAACGATGACGGCGCCGGCGGCGCCGAACTGATCGGCGAAGGCTCTGGCACCACCTCGGAAGGTGGCAACCAGAACGGCGGCGCCGAAGAAGGTGGCGATGGCGTCGACGAACTCAAGGACGGCGGCGGCGGCGAGGCGGGCCCGCCAGCGACCGCCGCTCCGGCCGTGCAGGGCGAAGCACCGGCCGCACCCGCGCCACAGCCCCCCGCACAGCCTGTCCAGGCCGTGCAGCCGCTCCAGTTCCGCACGCGCTCGCTCAACGATCTCGAGGCTGCGCAAACCACGGTGGCCACCAAGCGCGCCGAAGCCTGGAAGGCGTACAGCGAAGGCACGATGACGCCCGAGGAGTACGCCGCGATCGACACGTCGACGCTCGCCGAGCTCATGAACATCAGCAGCGAGCGCACGCTGCTGCAAGCCAGCATTCAGTCGGCCCAGAATGCGGCTCAGTCCGCGCTCGATGCCGTGAAGATCGACGCCAAGAAGCCCGAGAACGGCGGCATCGACTACGACGCCGACCCGACCGCAGCAAGCGAGTTCGACGCAGCCGTCGACCTGCTGGTGAAGTCTCCGAAGTGGGCCAAGCAGCCCGACTCTGCCATCTACGCTCACGCCCACAAGACCGTTCTGTTCGCCCGCGGCATCACGCCCACCCAAACGGCCAACGAAAGCGGCAACGGCGGAAAGCCGAAGGCTCGGGAAGACCTCACCGGGCCGATCACGTTGCGGACGCTGCCGTCGGCATCGAATGCCAACGCCAACGGCGGCATCAACGACCAACTGTCGCGCCTAAAGGGCCAAGACTTTCAGGAAGCGATCGGCAACATGCCGCGCGCGCAACGAGACGCCTACCTCGACTCGTGACCACCCGCGAGCGCATCGACGTGCAGGCCGCCCTGGCGGCGGCATCGGCGCCTCCGCCCGACCGTCGTCGGCGCATGGCGGTGAACCTGCACGTCGGTGAGGCAGTCGTCATGACCGCGTCTGGAACCGTCATCAGCGTGCAGTTCGAACGGCGCCACGGAGCTGCGGCCAGGCTCATCGTTCGCGCCGGCGACGAGGTGGCCATCACGCTCCCGGAGCGCTAAACAGGGCGTTTCCTGCGCCGAGTGCGCATCGGTTTCTCGGTTCGAAACTGCCTCCATACAGTCGCTGCGTCCGATACCTGGGTTTTCACCCGCTGGCGCAAGAGTGCCTTGATCAACTCCACCTGGAGCAGTCATGGCACGCACCACGATCCTTCCGAACGACCCCAACAAGCGCCGCGCCTGGTCGGCGGCCGTTGCCGAGGACTCGGTCAAGGAGATGTATTTCAGCCGTCTGATCGGCCCCGAGGGCTCGGCCAGCGCGATCATCAAGAAGACCGACACCGAGAAGGGCGTCGCCGACGAGGTGACGACCGCGCTCGTGGCCAAGTTCCGCGGCGCTCCGGTGATCGAGGGCCAGAAGCTGGCCGGCTCGGAGTTCCGCCTCCAGCACTCCTCGCACACGATGCGCATCAACGAGTTCCGCCAGGGCGTGAACGTCGGTGCGCGCATCGAGCAGTCCCGGGTCGGCTTCAACCTGAAGCGCCAGGGCCGCGAGAAGCTCACCGAGTACCTGAAGGAGATGCAGGAAGAAGTCATCTGCATGGCCGTGAGCGGTGCGCGCGGCACGGGCGACGAGATCCAGCACTTCCCGACCACCTACGCAGGCTACCCGAACGCGCTGCGCGCTCCCGACGCCCAGCACAGCTTCATCGGCCCGGAGAACCAGCGCGCCAAGAACACGCTGCTCACCACCGACCTGGCCACGCTCAAGACGATCAACCGTCTGCGCACGAAGGCCAAGAAGATGCTGGGCGGCGTGCCCGACAAGGCCGTGAAGATGACCCCGCTGCGCAAGGGCGGCCGGGCGATCTTCTGCTTCTCGGTTGCGCCCGAGGTGATGCAGGACATCCGCGACGACAGCGGTGCCCAGGGGTGGTTCGAAGCGCAGAAGGCACTGACGACCGCCATCGGTCGCGAATCCGAGCTCTTCAAGGGCGGCGCCGGCATGTTCAACGGCGTGCTGGTGGACGAGATGGAGACGTGCGTCAAGTTTTCCGACTACGGCGCGGGAGCCAACATCCCCGCGGCGCGCTCGCTCTTCATGGGCGCCGACGCGGGGGCCATCGCCTACGGCACGAAGGGCATGGACGAAGGCATGACGGTGTCCCTCGACGAGGACACCGACGACCGCAAGCACGACCACATCCTGTTCTTCGAGATGATCATGGGCGCCGACAAGTGCGCCTTCGCCGGCATGGACTACGGCGTGATCTCGGTCGACACGGCGTTCACGGCCGCGGTGTGAACCAAGCAGCAAGCCAAGGAGAAGCACCATGACCGCACTTCGCAAGGGCATCCAGATCCTCCACCGCGTCCCGGCACTTTCTGCCGATCGCGCCGGCGGCGGCTACACCATCGTCGGCGACCACATCACCGTGGCCGGCCAGATGGCGCTGAACAACGTCATCGAACTGTGCGCGCTGCCGGCCGGCATGATCGTGAGCCGCTTCACGCTGGTGGCCGAAGACCTGGACAGCAACGTTTCTCCGACCATCACGCTCGACGCCGGCATCCTGGACGGCCAGTACCTCGCCGACCTGAACGACGTGGGCGCGTTGCGCACCTGTGGCGCGCAGTTCTTGGCTGCTTCCACCGTCGGCCAGGCCGGCGGTGTCGCCGTGTCCGCGGTGGCCGCAGGGCACCTGCTGGCACCGTCGTTCAGCGATCGCAGCATCGGCCTGAAGGTCGCGGCGGCACCCGCGACGCTGGTGGTCGGCGCGCGCATCCGCGCCTACGTCGAAGTCGTCCCGGCGCCGCCGGGCGTCGCGTTCGTCTGACCGGCAAGCCTGGGCACGAGGCAATGGGCACGCGAGGGCCGAAGCCTGGCTGGAAGAAGCAGCGGCAGCAAGGCGCCGCCGCTGCGCCTTCTGCTGCGCCGCCGGCCGACGCCGACACGCCCGATCCGCAGCAAAAGCCCGAAGCGATCGCAGCGGAGACGCCTGCACAGGCGACCGCCGACGCCATCGTCAACATGGCGCCGCCGCTTGTGGCGGACACGCCCGTTTCAGATCCGGTCGCCCAGCCGGTGACGACCGAGCAACAGCCGGCGGCCGCCGCCCCAGCACGCAAGCTCACGGCAGCCGAGGCCGCCAACCCGGCGTACCTGACCGGCGACGACCTCCGGGCCCTGGCTTACCGCCGCGGCATGTCGAAGTCGGAGATGACCGGCATGTCCGACGAGCGAGTGCGCGAGCAGCTCAAGTACCTGACGTACCGACGGCACGAGGAAGAGCAAGCGCTGGCGGAGGCCTGAATGCCCGGCACCATCCTTGTCCGGGAGGCGCTGCGCAGGGTCTCGGTCCTGCTGATGGACATCGACCCGCAGTTCACGAAGCACCCCGAGTCGGAACTCGTGGACTTCTTGAACGACGGTGCGCTCTCGATCATCACGTACCTGCCCACGGCGAACGCCCGTGTCGATTCGCTGCGCCTGCGGCCGGGCGTGCTTCAGGGCCTGGAGTCGGTCGCCACGACCCATTTGAAGCAGGAGGACGGCTCGGACCCGTCAGAAGCCGTCCGCGGTGTCTCGCTGCAGGCCGTGCTCGCCAACATGGGCGCTGACGGGCTTACGCCTGGCCGAGCGGTCCGCCTGCTTGACCGCCGCGAGCTGGACACCGCGGAACCGCTGTGGATGGCCGCCACGCCTGCCACGGCGATCAAGGGTTACGTCTACGACCCCCTGCGGCCTTTGCACTTCGAAGTCACGCCACCCGTGCACGCTTCCACGCAGGTCTGGGCGCGCATCGCTTGGTCAGCACAGCCGGCGCGGCTGCCTGCCGGAGCACCTGGATCCGAACTCTACCCAGCCGGTGGAAGCGGCGGCGCCGTGATTCCGCTGCGCGACGAGTTCTGCGAGCCCCTGGTGAACTACATCGTTGCTCGAGCGGTGATGAAAGAGTCGGAGTGGGCCGACGCCGAGAAGGCCGCGGTCTTCGGCAACCTGTTCCTGAGCTGGCTCAACGCCAAGGTCAAGATCACCACCGGCACGAGCCCGAATCTCAAGCGGCTGCCGTTCTCGCCCGAGCCGATCGGAGCTGCATCGTGAGCACGTTCGAGGACATGCTCACGCGCGTTCTGCCCTACGCGAAGACCTGTCCGGATGGCTTGGCCAAGGTCAAACTTATCAACGCAGCGCGCGAGTTCGCCACGCGCACCCGGATCTGGAACATCCAAGCCACGGCGATTCCGACCGTCGCCAACCAGGCCACGTACACCGTCACGGCTGGCATTCCGGATGCTGCCGTGATCGCCGAGGTGCTGCACTGCGAGATCCAGGGCGGCGCCGAGTACCAGACCCAGAAGACCGGCAGTCTCTCCCGCCAACTGCTGCGCCACAAACGCGGCAACTTGTGCGTGTTCTCGCCGCCGTCGGCCATCACGCTGGAGCCGGCGCCGCCTTTGAACGGTCAGAACCTGATCGTGGACGTGGCGCTGAAGCCGGACGCCGCAGGCGCATCCGGATGGCCCGACGAGTTCGACGACGAGATTGAGTACCTCGCCGACGGCGCCATCGGGATGCTGTGCGCCATGCCCGACAAGGACTGGTCGAGCGAGAAGGTTGCTGCGTTCCACATGGGCCGATTCACGCGCCGCATCAACCAACTGCACCTACGTGTGAGCCGCTCGCTCGCTCGCCGGCCCGAAGCCCAAACCGTTTGGATGTGACGCCATGATCCGCTTCATCAGCACTCCGCCGTCTCCGCACAACGCCAACTACGTGACGGGGATGGTCAAGACCCTGTCGCCAGCCGATGAAGCGATGTTCGTGGCTGCCGGCCATGCGCTTCAGATTGCCGACCCTGTCGTTGCCATCGCATCTACGTTGACCCAGCTGAGCAACGGCGACACGGTGGTTCGCCTTGCAGATAGATCGGTGCGCCGAATCACTGGCAACGGGCCGGGCTCGTTCAACTGGCTTCTGGCCGGCGACTCAATGGTCGACCAGACCGAGATGGGGGTGACCGCCGCGACGGCCGTGTCGTATTCGAGCGCGACCGGCGTGCTGACCTGCACCTCGGCAAACCACTTCCGCGCGTCCGGGGAGATGGCTCGCTTCTGGAACTTCAACTACGCAAGCACCCGGGCTGCCAAACGCAGCCCAATCACGCGCGTCGATGTCAACACGTACACGCTGCAACTGAACCCAGCAGAGCACCTGGACCTGCCAAACGGTCCGCTCCTGCCCACATTGTTCGTGTCCGTTCAGGGGACCACCAGCTACACCCATCCGATGGGCTTGGCGCTGATGAAACTCGGACAGCGCTTCAACATCGTCTTCAACGGCGCTCAGAACGGCGACACGTCGACCAACTTCCTGGACCGTCTTCCAGCGCTTCTCGCCGCTTGGCCAGAGGCCCGAAACATCTACTGGCAGGCGCTCGGCCTGAACGACCAAGCGGGCACGTGGAACATCCCCGAGCGCACGTCCATCGCGGCGAACCGGCAGTCGATCCGCCTGATGGCGCAGGCGGCCGACCTCTGCATCATCGCTACGACCACGCCCGTCGCTTCAGGAGAGGCCAGGGCCAGCAATGCCGCGATGCAGCGGATCCGGAACATCAACGCCAGCGTCATCGAAGAGGCCAGCAAGTACCCGAACTGCGTGCCACTGGACTTCTACACGCCGATGGTCGATGTCACGAACGTCGATGGCTACGGCCCGGCCGCCAACTTCCGCAACGACTTCATCCACTACGGCTACACCGGTGCGGACCGCATCGTCGATTCGCGCCTGGTGCCGGCCCTGAAAGCGCGGGCGGTGCCTTCGCCGCGGTCGCCACTGGTCTCGAGCGCGGCCGAGTGCCACCTCAACAGTCGCCTCTCAATCTCGTCGGTGACCAGGGCAGCCGACGGCATGACGGTGACCGTCACAACAACGGCAGCGCACAACTGGCGGCCCACCGACGACTTCCACGTGACTCGCATCAGTGCGGCCGAAAACGGTCGGTTCATGGTGCTGGACACGCCGTCGTCTTTGCAGATCCGCTACCTTCATCCAGGCGTTCCGGGCGTCATCTCCGCCGGCGGTGCGCACTACACCCGCTGCCGGCAAGCGTTCCAAAACCCGCTGCTCCTGATCTCCGGTGGCGCTGCGCCCGCAAACGGCCTTTCCGGCACGACAGCCGACGTGGCGCTGGGGCTGCGCGTCTCCAACCAAGCCGGCAACACGGGAACCTTGACCTGCGCCGCATCCCTGGTCGCGGCCGTCGACGGACCGGAGCTTCCTGGCATCGGCAACATGCAGCAGCTCCTGGTGACTGCAGCAGCAGCCCTCGACCGACCTGCCATCTACAACAACGGGTCTTCGGCTCTCCTCAATGACCTGCTGCCGAACCAGTGGTACCGCTTTGCGGCGCGGGTGCAACTCGCGCGTGTGGCTGGTGTGTGGAGCGGACTGCCGATCAGCGAGGTCTACGGCATGTTCACTCTGACCTGGAGCACGGGGGAGTTCTACCAGTCGCCGTTCATCAGCGGGTGGGATGGCGCAGAGCCAATCACGGTCAAGTCCGATCAGGACTGGGTCGTGCAGACGCCGCCGATCAGCACGCGACCGCCACAACCTGGAAGCACCATCACGCAGGCTGATTGGGGCTGCTGGCCGCGGATCGCCGGCGCGATCACCGGTGGCAACCACCTGGCTTTCCGGATGGGACAGATCACGCACACGATGCTCTGACCGGAGCCCATCAGGTGAACTTCGAGCCCCTATCCGACCACGCCCCTGGCTTCCTCGGAAGCCTTGTTGCCATGTTCCTTGTGAAAGACACGTGGCCGCGGCGACTCGCGTGCATGGTGGCTGGCACAGCCGGAGCGTTTTACGGCTCCGGCGCCGTTGCCGCCTGGATGGGAGTCGACAAAGGCCTGGCGGGTTTCCTGCTGGGCCTGTTCAGCATGGCCATCGCAGCGAAGGCCATCGAGGTCATCGAAGCCATGAGCCCAAACGACATCATCACCCGGCTGGTCGGCCGCAAGGACAAGTGACATGGACACGCTGATCAACCTCCTGAGCGTCCTGTGCCTGACCGTGGTCGGCCTGCTGTGCATCCTCGGTGTCTTTCACCCTCAGTACGACGACACGCTGGGAGAGCGGGTCGGCATGAGCGCGATCGGCCTGTGGAGCATTGCCAAGGTCAGCGCGATCCTGAGCGGTGGCGCGGAGGAGTTTCCAGCGCTGCTGCTGCACGCTGGGTTGGCGAGCTTTGCCTGCGGCATGGCGGCGGCCAAGTGGCGGCATAGGCGAATGCGACCCAGCAGATTCAGCAGGGGTGTGACATGACCATGCTCATCACCGTGGCCGCGCTGATCGCGGCCGGCATCGGGCCCGCGCAGGCCCGGCAATTCAGCCAGCCCTTAGCCGTGGCATGCCAGCGGTTCGAGATCAACACGCCGGCGCGCATTGGCGCGTTCATCGGCCAGTGCCGGGTCGAGTCGGCCGGGTTCACGATGCTGGAGGAGAGCCTCTTCTACCGGCAGCCGGAGCGGATTCGCGCCATTTTCCCTTCGCGCGTGCCGGACCTGATGACGGCGCAGCTCTACGTGCGGCAGCCCGAGCGGCTGGCGAACCTGGTGTACGCCAACCGGCTCGGCAACGGCGACACCGCCAGCGGCGACGGCTGGCGCTACCGTGGGCGGGGGCTCAAGCAGCTCACCGGCCGCGACAACTACGCTGCCGCGCAGGAGGCGCTGGGCGTCCAGTACCTCCAGCGTCCGGAGCTCGTGGCGCTGCCCGGGGATGCGTGCCTCACGGCCGCCTGGTTCTGGCACACGAACAAGTGCAACGTCCTGGCCGACTCGGCGCAGTGGGACGCGATCACGCGTGTGGTCAACGGCCCCGGCATGGTGGCGCGGGCCGAGCGCCGGGCCTACACCGAGCAGGCCGTCGAGGCCCTGCTGGCGTGAGCGCATGGATCGCGACCGCCGCACTGCTGGCTGCCGTGCTGGCCGGATTCGGCGCCGGCTGGCAGACCCAGGGCTGGCGCTGGCGTGCGGCCGATGCCGAGCGGCTGGAGGGCGAGCGTGAGTCAGAGCGCCGCGCCGCCCGCGTCGCCGACGCCGCCGCAACCGGGCACGAGCAGGCCCGCGAGCGCATCCGCGTCGAGCGCCAGGTCGTCGAGCGCGAGGTTGAGCGCATCGTGGACCGCCCGGTGTACCGCGATGGCGTGTGCCTGGATGCTGACGGCCTGCGCCTCGTCGCCGCCGCAGCCGGCGCCGCCAGTGCTGCCGGCCAGCCTGCGCCAGCCGTGCCCGCCTCTGACCCCGCCCGCTGAAGGCTCAGGCGCCGCGGTGCTGCGCACGCTGGTGGAGTGGGCCAGCATGTACCGCGAATGCGCGGATCGGCACCAGCGAGTCGTCGAAGCCGCCAGCGGTCAAGCATCACTTGACGACTGATATGCCTCGCCCAATCACCGTGGCCGGCTTCACCGGCTCGAACTCTGCCAAGCAGCCCATGGGCCTGCCCGAGACCATGGGCGTGCGCATGGAGAACTGCATGCCCGGCCACGGGGACATGCGCCCCCTGAACAACCACAACACAGTCGCCACGGTGCCCACCAGCCCGCAGCGATTGACCATCCGACGAATGGGGCGCAGCGCCGTCAACGACGCCTTGTACTGGCTCGGATGGACCACGGTCGTGCACGCGACGCCGATGTTCGGGAACGACGGCGACACAGAGCGCACGGCATTCACCGGATCGGGTACACCGAAGTGGACCAACAACGCCTTTGGCTTGGCCGGTGGTCCACCCTACCCGCAGGGCACGCGCGAACTCGGTGTTCCGGCACCAACGGCGGCCCCGCAGATCGCTCTCAACGTCAACGGCACAGGCACCGACTACACGGTCTACTACGTCACCACTTTCGTCAACGACCTTGGATGGGAATCGGCACCCAGTCCCCCGAGCCTCGGTCTGGTAGTCAAGCCAGGGGCCACCCTCAACATCGGCAACGTCACTCCCCTTGAGGCCCCTCCAGCGGGCAACTACGGCATCACGAAGCGGCGCATCTACCGAACTCAGGTGGGCACCAGCGGCGCGGCGGAGTTCTTCTTCCTGCGCGAGATCACCGTCGGCACCACTTCGACAACCGACGACGCTCAAGCACTAGGCGAACTGCTGCCGACCACCGGCTTCTTGATGCCTCCATCCGACGGGTTCGGGCTCATCGCACTGTGGGATGGAATGCTGGGCATGCTCTCGGGCAAGGAACTGGCAATCTCCGAGCCTGGCGTTTCGTACGCATGGCCGATCCGCTACCGCAAGCTGCTGAAAGACACCCCCGTTGCCACCGCACGCTGGGGCGCGCAGAACCTGCTTGTGCTTACCACTGGCACACCGGTGGAGTTCCAGGGGCAAGACCCGCTGAGCATTCGCGACCAGCCGCCTCGCCTGTCCCAGCCCTGCGCCTCAGCTCAAAGCGTGGTGAGCTTCTTGCACGGCGTCATCTGGGCCTCGAACGAGGGTCTCGCCTACTACGGGGACACGTCGCAGCGTTTGCTGACGGAGGACGTGATCACGCCGCAGCAGTGGCGATCGCTGAACCCAGCCAGCATGGTGGCCGGCCGCTGGGACCGCTTCTACGTGTGCTCGTACCTGGACGGCTCGACGCGGCGCGCGTTCATGATCGACCCGCTGGCGCCGGAGCGCGGAGTGGTCTGGCTGGCCACAGGGTTCGACGCATGCGACTACGACGAGGTCGCGAATGCTCTCTACATCCTGGAGGGCGGCGCCGTCCGAAAGTTCGCCGCAGGCGGCACGCTGATGAACAGCTCGTTCACCAGCAAAGAGTTTCTCCAGACGCACCCGGTGTGCTACAGCCTGGCCAAGGTCATTGCCGAGACGTACCCGCTGAACATTGAGGTCTGGGCCGATGGCGTGCTTCGCACGACGAGGACCGTCTCATCCCCGCGTGCCTTCAAGATGAAGGACGGCTTCACGGCCGAGCGCTGGCAGATCAAGCTCTCTGGCGCAGTGCGAATCGTTGCGGCTCGCCTCGGTCACAGGCCGTCTGACTTCAAGGGCATCTGACCGATGGCGGCCGAAGTGACGCCAATCGCGGAGCGCGGTCTGGCGCGCGTCTCGAGCGCGGTCGAGAAGGAGGTGCGCGACCCTCTTCAGGGTGTGATCGACGCAGTGCTGGGGCTCCTTGGGCACGGCGACCCGGAAGACGCTGCGATCACGTTCAAAGACGCGAAGCGCCGGGGTCTCGTCGATACCCTGGGCCGCGCGTTGACCGGGGACGTGACATACGTCAACCAGTTCCCGACGGTTGGCGGCGCTCCGCCGACCGGACCAGACCTGACGCCACCGCCAGACGTGGCCGGACTGAACGCAGTTGCCGGGTTCACGCAGGTCATCGTCACCTTCAACACGCCGACATACACCCAGGGTCGCGGCAACCTTCGTACTCGCATCTACGCCGTCAAGAAGGCGCCAAGCGACCCGACGCTGCCAACGTTCGACGCCAACACGACGCCGGAGGTCGGGTCGGCAGTAGGCGCATCTCCAATCCTGGCGATCCCGAGCGAGCCCAACACGCGCTGGCACATCTGGGCGCGGCACGAGACCATGGAAGGCGTGCCTTCGGTCAACGCATCCGGTGGCATCAACGGCCGTACGGTGACGACGGGGCAGGACATCTCGCAACTGCTCGCCATCCTGTCCGGCCAGATCACCGAGAGCCAACTGTTCTCAACACTGCAAGCCAGGATCAACTTGATCGACGGACCTGACACGTTGCCGGGTTCCGTGGCGGCCAGGGTCAAGACCGAAGAGACGACGCGCATTGCTCAAGACAGCGCCCTCGCCAGCCGGATCACTTCGCTGCGCGCAGCCTCAAGGGGTTTTGTCACCGACGACACGGACTTTCAAGCCGCGACAGAGTTCTGGGAACTCTACGCAGGGCAAGCCTGGACCGTTACATCCGGATCTCAGACAGGACGGAACGCTCTTCGGGGTTCTGGGCCGACCCACACATGGGTATGGAGCAAGAACAGCTACCCGATCGACACGACCAAGCAGTACCGTGTCCGCGGCCGTTTTCGGCGGGACTCCGCTGCGCCAGTTTCGCGGCGCATCTATCTTGCCGCTGTGCTTCTCGATCAGGCTGGCATACCAATCGAACAGGACGGATCGTGGTGGTTTTACGCGGCGAACAACCTCACGCCTTCCACAAACTGGACCGACTATGAGGCGCTGTTCGGGGCATCGACTGGCAGGACGTTCCCGTCCAACGCTCGCTCCATGCGCGCTGGTGCGATCCTGTACTACGACACTGGGGGAGCCCAAACCGGAGGATGGCACGAGGTCGAAGCACTCCGCATCGAGGACGCAGATGCAACGCGTCTGGATGCTGCTGTTCAGGTCGAACAAAACGCTCGGGTGGATGGTGACGCAGCCAACGCTCAGACCATCACCACGGTGCAAGCCATCGTACGCGCCAAGGCGTTGGGCTTGCCGTTCAACGCATGGACGTTGAATGGGCACTCTCTTGTCACGATTTCCGACGGCAAAGTCGGTGCACAGACACTGCGACTCGTTGCGCTTCCATCGGGGTATCCGGCACAAGGCAACTACGTCGCACTGGACACGACGAAGACCTACAGAACGCGATTCTGGGCCAGACCCAGCGCCTCGGCCAACGGTTTCCTCTATTTCTCGCTGCGGCAGTTTCTGGACACCGCAGGCACCCCTGGCCCGAACAACGGAGGGCGTAGCCCGTACAAGCCGAATTCTGTGAGTCGCGCCGCCCACGAATCGGAGTTCGGCTCTGGCGCTTGGGGCGAATACTCTTTCCTCTGGTCCGCGGCCGACTGGCAAGCGGGCGTGAAGTTCGTGGTCCCAGAGTTTCTCGACAACTACACCGGCAGTACGGGCCACTGGGACATTCAGGACTTTACGTTCGAGGAAGTCACCCGGGTCGAGAACGCCTTCGCGGCCATCTCGCAGGAGTCTTCGGCCCGCGCGTCGCTGGACGGCTCCGTGCAGGCCCTCTACACGGTGCGTGCCGAGGTGTCGCAGGACGGAAGGACCGTGACTGGCGGCTTTGGCCTTGCCGGCACCGCGACAGCAGCTCAGGGTCCGCGCATCGACTTCGGCGTGGTGGCCAACCGCTTCTGGGTGGCAGCTCCAGCCGGCACGACTGGCGTGGGTGACGTTCAGCCATTCGTGATCCAAACTGGCGAGGAGACGATCAACGGAGTGGTGATCCCTCGCGGTGTCTACATGGACGCTGCCTACATCAAGAACCTGAGCGCGTTGGTCGCTCGGCTGGGCTCGGTGTGGATCGACAACGCGATGATCGCCAACTGCTCGGTCGCCAAGCTGCTCGGCGGTGTGATGCAGGTCGGCGCGTACATCGAATCCACCAACTACACCTCGGGGCCCGGTGGGGCCGGTTTCAGGATCAACGCCGACGGCACGGCCGAGTTGCAGGCGGCCTTCATTCGCGGGCAACTTGTCGCAGGCCAGATCAACGCCCGCGGTCTTTCGATCCTGGACGGCAGCGGGAACGTGCTGCTGAACGCTGGCGCTTCGCAGGGATGGTCGGCACTCACCGGCAAGCCTTCGGATGCGCAACTGCTCAACTCGAACCAGCAGTGGTCCGACATCAGCGGCCCGGGCACGCCAGAGGCCAACGCGACACGAGGTGCACCTGCGGGCACAAACGTCGGAGGCACGAGCGCTACGACGGTCGAAGCCAACGCAGCAGCCGGCGCATCCGCCAACGCGGCTGTGAACAACGCGACGACGGGGCTGGATCAAAGGCTGCGGGCAAACGCTCAGAACATCCTTGCCGGGCCTGGAGGGTTGGCCTCGGGGACGATTGCTTGGGACTCGGCTGGCAACGTGACCGGCGGAGTCGGCATCGGCATCACGGCCAAGGGCATCGTCGCCAGGAATGCTGGCGGCACGACCTTCACCCTGAACGGCGAAGACGGCACCGCAACCTATGCGGGCTCGCTTGCAGCTGCGACCGGCAGTTTCGTAGGCGAGACATCCGTTGGCGGTCGAACATGGGCGTCCGGAAACGGGTTCTGGGCGGGTCTCGATGGCGGGGTGGCGAAGTTCGTCGCTGGGAACTCGCTTCAGTACATCAGCTGGACCGGATCGGTGCTCGAGATCAAGCTCGACACCATCACGCTTTCGGCGTCACCAACCACCATCAACGTGAACGTGAGCAACGGCGATGGCAAGGGCTACGGCTCGATCACGGTGACACCAAGCGGGGGTACGGCGCCTTACACCTACTCCTGGACACTGACCGACACCAGCGTGGGTGGTGGACGCTGCTACATCAGCGGAGGGTCAAACACAGCCACATGCGGGTTTGCTGGCGATGGCGTGGACACGGTCAATGTGGGAATCGCTCGGTGCTTTGTGACCGACGCCAACAACCGCTTCGCGACTATCACCGTGTCCATCGTTGCAGAGCACGGTGTGCCCGTATGAGCTGGGTGTTGGTCACCGACGCCGATGGCTACGTCCAGCGCTGGTACGCGGTGGGCCAAGCGTGCGATCCGGTTGCTGGAGAAACGCACACAACGGTCGGCGTCGAGCCGGTGTGGGCGCCCGCCGGGAAACGACTGCGGTATGTATCGGGTTCGTACCAGCACATCGATACGCGAACACTGGCCGAAGCGCGGACGGCCCGGATCGCCGTATTGAAGGCGGCGCGCGACTCAGCCATCGTCGCCGGGTTCGCCTGGGACGGTGAGACATTCGACAGCGACAACGTTTCTCAGAACCGAATCACGCAAGCCGCGCTGCGCGCACAAGACCCCGGCTACGACCCGCGGCCGTTCCGAACTCAGGGCAACTCATGGCGCACGTTGAACGCGACCGACGCTCTGGCGCTGCTTGAGGCGCTGGACGCCCACATCCAGCAGCAGTTCGCCACCTTCAAGACACGCGAGGACTCTGTGCTCGCCGCGGCCAGCAATGCTGCGGTGGATGCCATCGTGTGGTGACTGTCCTCAAGTCGCGCATGTAGGCTGAGTGCTGGCCCAGCGTCGCCGCCTATGAAGCAGTTGCGACGGTCAGGCCGGAAGCGGCTTCGGCGACCGGTTTTCCAGCAAATGAAGCCACTCATTCGACGCAGGAACGCACCCACCAACATGAACGCGGCGCCGACGACAGAATCCATCCAGGTCGAGCCTTCAAAGCATCCGTTTCTGGTGGCCGACAACCTCGCGCCATTGGTGCTTGCGCTGGGTGACGACCTCGCGTGTTGGCCAGGTCAGAGAGGTGACTTGATGCGGCACCTCGAGCAGATCGAGGCCGACATGCTGCGCTACGAGCAGGCCGATATCCCACTTGAGCATCTGCTGCTGCCTGGGCTGTACGCCCGCAAGATCACGATCCCGGCCGACTGCCGGCTGATCGGCAAGATCCAACTGCACCCGCATCTGAACGTGCTTCTCGAAGGCGACATCACGTTCATGGTCGACGGCGTGGTGCGCCGCGTGCAGGCTGGATGGAGCGGCGGGATCGCCGGTGGCACCAAGAAGATCGGCTACGCCCACGCCAAGAGCGTGTGGATGACCGTTCACCCGAACCCGGACCACGAGACCGACATCCAGGTTCTGGAGCGCCGGATCGTGGCCGACAACTATGCCCAGTACCTGGAGCGCATGGCCAAGCCGGCGCTGGAAGGAGATCGACCATGAGTGTCGTTGCAGCAGCCATCATCGGCACCGCAGCCGTCAGCGCCTATTCGTCCAACCAGGCCGCCAAGAAGGCCCAGCAGGCATCGAACCGGCAGGCCGATGTGGGCGACGCCAGCGTGCAGCTCGGTCGCGACCAGTTCGACTGGTTCAAGACCGAGTACGAGCGGCAGGCGCCGGAGCGGGAGAAGCAGACCCAGCTCGCCAACCGCGTGTCCGAGTCGCAGATCGCCGGCATGGACTTCGCGACGGACGAGGCCAAGCGCCTGGCCGAGCGCAACCGCACGGTGTTCCAGCCGGTCGAGGACCGCATCGTCGCGGATGCTCAGACTTTCGACACCCCGAGCCGGCGCATGCAGGCTTCGGCCGAGGCGGCGGCCGACGTGGAAGCCGCGTTCGGCCGGGCGCAGCAGGCCAACCAGCGGACGATGCTGCGCATGGGCGTGACGCCTGGCGGCAGCGCGAGCGCGGCGCTGATGCAGGACGCGGCGCTCGAAAAGGCCAAGGCGGTGGCCGGCGCGTCCACCACGGCCGTGCGCAACGTCGAGCAGCAGGGCTACGCCCGGATGCAGGACGCGGCGGCGCTGGGCAAGGGGATGATCGGCAACCAGGCCACGCAGCAGCAGATCGCCTCGAACACGGGCGGGCAGGCGGTCAACAGCGGGCAGGCGGCGCTTGCGGCAAACGCCTCTGGTGCCGGGCTGATGCAGACCGGGTTCCAAGGTGCCATGAGCGGGCTAAACCAGGGCGCGCAGCTCTACGGCCAGGCCGGCAGGTGGAACGAGGTCGCAGCCGGCCACAAGAAGGACGGTCTCATGGAGCTCAGCAGCGCGGCGGGCTACTTCATGGGCAGCGACAAGAACACCAAGTCCGACACCGGAAACGTCACCGACGGCAAGGCGGAACTCGCCGAAGTCAACGCCACACCAGTCGAAACGAACTGGCAGTACGACCCGGCCAAGGGCGGCCCCAACGAAGGCGGGAAGCGCCGAACCGGACCAATGGCTCAGTCGGTGCGCAGGACCATGGGCGAGAAAACCGCCCCGGGCGGGCGCGTCATCGACTTGCGCGAGATGGGCGGCAAGCTCATGGCCTCTGTGCAGGCCCTTTCCGCCCAAGTCGAAGGGCTTGAGCGCCGAGTCGGGCGCATGTCTCATCAAGGAGCCGCAGCATGAGTGTCTTCCGCGCCTTCGTGGGGGGCATGGAAGCCCGCAAGCAGCAGCAGCGGCAGGTGTTGGCCGACCAGGACGCCGAAGAAGAACGCCGGATCCGCCGAGAGGACCGCGATCACGTTCGTTCCGAGCGAGATCGTGCGCAGCAGGCGCGCGTTCGAATGGCCGACGCAGCAGCGCCAGTGACCGTACAGCCGGATCTGGCGCGGCCGGCGACCATGGACGACCGCGATGTCGGACAGCCGGGTGAAGGCCCGCTCGAGCAGACTGGGTTCCGAGTGGGTGGCCAGCGCTTTGACAAGCGGGCTGCAGCCGACAGTGCTGCTGCGGCCGAAAACGCCCCGGAACGTCGAACCGCACGCATGGCCGATGCCATGGAACAGGCTGGCGACTGGAAAGGCGCCGCGGACATCCGGCAATCCGCCACGCAGCAAGCCGCATCGTCGCTGGCGCTGAAGCGTGCCCAGCAGCAGGACGATTTCGAGACCAAGTTCCGCGAGGCTGCCGGGCCGCTGGCGGCGCGGGGGTGGTCGGCGCTGCCGGAGGTCTACGAACGGTACGACAACGGCTTCAGTGCCCAGGTTCAAGAAGACGGCAAAGGCGGCGCCACGGTCATCACGCTGGACAAGGACGGCAAGGAGGTCGGGCGCAAGGCGTTCAAGTCGCTGCCGGACTTCGTGGGCGAGATGCAGGCCCGATTCGATCCGACGAAGTGGCTGGGCATGAAGGAGAAGGAAGCCGAGACCGCCCGGGTCCAAGTCAATGCGGACCGCGACTTCAACCTGCGCCAGAGCACCGAGCAGCGAAACGCCGCGCACCAGGCAGCGACGCTCAGCGTCCAGCGCGGCCAGCTCGCCATCTCACAGGCGGCCGAGGCGCGTCGCAAGGTCATCGAAGAGAACGAGGCCAAGATCCCGGTCGCTGTGAAGACCCTTTACGGCACCTACGCCCAGGAACTCAAGAGCATCGGCTCCGCCGTGACCAAGGCGATGGCCGAAGGAACGTGGAACCCGGAGTCGCCGTCAGCGCAGGCGCTGCTGATGCGCCAGCAACTCCTGACCAAGCAGTCCGGCGACTTGCTCAAGCCGTTTCTGCCGGCCGCGGCCGGCAGCGGCGGCGCTGCGTCGGCCGACCCGCTCGGGCTGCTGGGCGGAGCTGGTGCTACCCCAGCAGCGCAGCCGGCCGCGCCAAGTGGCGTGCCTCGGCCACGGATGAGCACGCCAGCTGCAGCGCCGACCCAGGCACCGGTCGATCCGGCAGCGGTTCAAGGTCTCGTCCAAGCGGCGCAAGCCGCGTCGGCGGTCAGGGTGAAAGCCGAGCAAGCCTACCGCTCCTACGGGCTGCGCCAGCGGGCGACCGACCCCAAGGGCTTTGCCGAGGCCGAGCGTGCATGGAAAGAGGCCACGGCCGCCGAGGACGCCGCCCAGGCGCAGGCCACGGCCGCCAAACGCGCCGCCCAGGCGCAAGCGTGGGCAAGCCAGCCTCGCGTGGTTCCGATGGCGCAACCCTGACCCACAGCCAACACCATGCCGACGTTGACCGATCTCCGGGCGACGATGCCCGAACTGGCCGGACTGGATGACCAGCACGCGGTCAAGCTGATCCACCAGCTCTACTACCCGCAGCAAGACCCAGCGCGCATCGCCGGACTGCTTGGCGTGAAGCCGGCCGCGCCGCCGAAGCCCGAGCGCAGCCTGCTGCGCGCCAGCGCCGATGTTGGGCTTTCGGCTCTCCGCGGCGTCGGCACCGGCGTCCGCATGCTCACCGACGTGGCTGGCGCCGACAACGTGGCTTCGGGAGCGCTGCGGTCGGTGGACGACTACCTTCGCAGCCTTCAGAGCGCGACGGCCAACGCCAACGAGGCCGAGGTCGCGCGGCTGCTGAAGGAAGCCGAAGGCCAGGGCGTGCTCGACCAGGTGGTGGCTGGTGCAAAGGCTTTCGCGGTCGATCCGGTGTCGATGCTGGCCAACGCGGTCGGAACCGCCGTACCAACGCTCGCGGCCGGTGCTGTCGGTGCAGCCGCTCGAGTGGGCGCCGTGGGGGCTGCCGCTGCATCTGGCGGTGTCGGCGCGGCGCAGGGCGTCGGGGCGGTCAAGGGATCGATCTACGACACCGTGAAACAGGAACTGCGCGCAGCGGGCGCCAGCGAACAGGAAGCGGAGGATCGCGCGGTCCGGGCGCAGGAGTACAGCAGCGCGAACGCCGGACAGATCGCTGTCGGCGGCGCTCTCGGTGCATTGGCCGGTTCAACCGGTGCTGAGCGCATCGTCGCCAGCATGCGCGGAGCGGCCGGCACCGGTCCGGCGCGTGGCGCCTTGGCGCGCATGGCGACCGGGGCCGTCACCGAAGCCGTACCGGAGGCGCTGCAGGCCGGCCAAGAAAAGTTCGCGACCAACACGGCTCTCAACAACGAAGGGTTCCAGGTTTCGCCGATGTCCGGCGTGGCGGCGAACATGACGGTCGAGGGTCTGGCCGGTGCCGGCGTTGGCGGATCGTTTGGCCTGGCGAACCGCAGTGCAGGCGACGCGATCCGGGCGACCAAACTGCCGGAGTCAGGGGCGGTTTCCAAGGCGCTGAACGCGGGCACAGAAGAAGCCGCCCAGGTCGCCGATGCCGAAGAGGCTGCTGTCGTTCAGGCCCACGCCCAGACCCGACGCCAGCAGGCCGCCCCAATGGCCGCCGCCCTTGGTCGCTTGGGCGACGCGGATCGCACCGAGGCATTGAATGCACTGGCTGTCGCCGACAACATGCAAGCACCGCCAGCAGTGCGGCGGCGCGCTCAGAACAGGCTGGATGTGCTGATGGCGCTGGCCGAGACGCCAGCCGCAGCAGCGGATGTGGCGCCAGAAGCACCCGACGCCGAGTCCCTCGTGGCGCCGGCGTCTGTTCCAGAAACCGATGTGGCTGCCGCAGCGGAACCGTCGCAGCCCACGGAAGCGCAAGCGCCGCCGATCACAGGCCAACCGCGGCCCCAGTACCCCGACCCACTTCCAGGCGAGAGGGTCTACAGCAGTATGGACGTGGCGATGCGCGTCAAGGCGCGCTCGGGCGAAGGTGCGGAGCTGGTGCGGGTGGTGGGCGGCCTGGCGGTGCGCAAGACCGACCACAAGACCGGCGAAGTGACGATTCCGGCCAGCACCGCCGAACCTGCCGAACTGCCCGGCGTCGAGCCGGCGCCGCCCGCACCTGCCGATCCGCCAGCGCTTCCCGACGACACACTCAACCGCGCCGGCAACCCATTCACGCACCGGGGCGCCGCGGCCAACCGCATGCGCGAACTCGGCGACGGATGGACCACCGCCAAGGTGCAGGGAGGGTTTGCCGTTCGTCGCCTGAGTGCCGTGAGTGCCCCGGTCGATGCGTCGGCGCAGCAAGCCGCGACAAGCCCGACCAACGACCTGTTTGAGCCGACCGACGGTCAGAAGAAGGCGGGGAACTACAAACTCGGGCATCACCGGGTGTCCGGGCTGGATCTGTCGATCGAGAACCCGGCAGGAAGCGTGCGCCGCGGCACCGACCGGGATGGAAAGGCGTGGGAAAACACCCTTCAGCATCACTACGGCTACATCAAAGGCTCGAGGGGCGCCGACAAGGATCACGTCGACGTATTCGTGAAGCCAGGCACCGCCGACGAGTGGGCCGGGACGGTGTTTGTGGTGGACCAGGTCCACCCGGACACCGGCAAGTTCGACGAGCACAAAGCCTTGATCGGTTTCGACACCATCGACGAGGCCAAGGCCGCCTACGCCGCGAACTACGCCAAGGGCTGGAAGGGCCTGAAGGCCATCAGCGCCATGCCGGCGAACGAGTTTCGGACCTGGGCACTGTCGGACGCGCCGGCGAGGGGCCCACTGGTCAAGAAGCAACCGACGCTGATGGACAAGATGACCGAGGAGGCGGGTGGGCCGCTTACCTTCGGCGACATCAAGCGCATGAATGCCGAAGCAGACCTGGAACCGCCCGCAGCAGCCCCGGTCACGCAGCCGCCTGTGAAGGCAGAGACGGTTGCCACGCCGGTGGCCACCGCACCAACGGCACCTCCAGCCAACGACGCCGACAGCGGTGCCGCCGAGCGCGAAGCGGTGTCGTCGTGGGCCAGCGCGCCGGCCGAGCAGCGCCAGCAATGGCTTCTTGAGGCTGGCTGGAAGAAGGGCAGCCCAGGGTTGGCCGCGATGGAGGACAAGCCGTGGACAGGCATGACGCCAAGCCAGCGTAGCCGCGTCCGGGCAGCGATTGAGGCTTCGGAGAAGCGGCGCGTGGAGTCCTGGGGCAAGCCTCAGCGACATCCCGCCGCCGAACCGGAACCCAAGCCCCGCAAGGTGCCGGTGCCGGTGCAGCGCGCCGCCGCCGAGCGCGAGGCCAAGCGCGCCGCGTACTTCACCTCGGGCAACGTGGTCGAAGGCTACGGCGGCTTCGACGAGGTGCTCGAGTACCGCCCGCCTGGCGAGGACGGCCGCGGGTGGGCCGTCAAGGTGCATGGTGTGGTCAAGGGGCAGGCCAGCGGCCAGTGGGTGCGCGTGGGCAAGCCGCAGGACGCGCGCTGGCACTCCACCGAGCCGGAGGCTCGCAACTTCGCCAAGGGCCCGGTCGCACAGCTCACGCACGTGCCAGGCGAACTGGTTTCGTACACCGAGGGCCGTGTTGACGGCCGGCCGTTCCCGAACGCGCCAGACCGTGGTGTGAAGGCGGCTGAGCCGGTATCACAGCCAAAAGAGGAAGCATCTGCGACTTCCCAGGCGCTGGTATCACAGCCCAATCCGGCGCCAGCGCCGACCCCCGCCCCGGCGCCAGCGCCGACGCCCAGCGCCAACACCATCTTCACCGACGACGCTGCCGCCGCAGCCCGCGCCCGCTTGAAGGCCAAGCTCGGCCGCCTGAACAGCGGCATCGACCCCGAGATGCTGATGGACGGCATCACCCTGGCCGGCTACCACATCGAGAAGGGCGCACGCACATTCGCGGGCTACGCGAAGGCGATGGTCGCCGATCTGGGCGATGCCGTGAAGCCGTACCTCCAGAGCTGGTACATGGCGGTTCGCAGCGACCCGCGCGCCGCGGAGTTCAGGGCCGGGATGGACAAGGCCAGCGCAGTCGAAGACATGACAGCGGCCGACATCGACGCCGTTCTGGAAGAAGCGCAGAATGCGGCTCAGGAGCCCGACGATGGAAATGCAGCGCGCCCACTGGATCGCCCAGGCCAACGAGCATTGGAAGGAGCACCAGCCGACCCGGTACAAGCGCCTGACGCAGGCCGGGACGCTGGGCGCAGCCCTGAAGGAAGCAGCAGCGCAGACGGAGGCCGATCTGGAAGCGCTGAAGGGACAGGTGGACCCGATCGCGGCGTGGGAGATGGTGCGGGAGCGCCACCTGTTCCCGCCCGAGGAGAAAGGCGCAAGCCCCGAGGAGAGTCCAAGCCAAGGGCTGGCCGCAATGCGCGACCTGACGCAGACCCTGGGCTCTTTGGTGACGGAGCCGGACCCGATCCGCAAGAGCTGACCGCCCCCAACGTGGCGCCGCCGGCCCCGCCGGCCTTCACGCCCGTAGATTTCGAGATCGCCGACGACCTCGCGCTGGGCGAAGGTGGGCAAAAAGCCAAGTACCGCGGCAATGTCGAGGCCATCCGCCTCCTGCGCGACCTGGACGCCACCGGCCGCACCGCCACGCAGGCCGAGCAGCGAGTGCTGGCCCGTTACGTCGGCTGGGGTGGCATTGCCCAGGCTTTCGATGCCGGCAACCGGGACTGGGCGCGTGAGCACGCTGAACTCAAGGAGTTGCTGACGCCCGAGGAGTGGGCAAAGGCCAACGAGAGCACTCAGTACGCGCACTACACCTCGCGCGAGGTCATCGGAGGCATCTACGAGGCCCTGGCCCGCATGGGTTTCACTGGCGGCAAGATCCTCGAGCCCGGCAGCGGGGTGGGGAACTTCGTGGGCCTGATGCCGGCCACTCTGCGCACGTCCAGCCGATTCACGGGCGTGGAGCGCGAAGCCATCGCTGTCGGCATCGCCAAGCACCTGTACCCGCAGCAGAACATCCAGCGCGCGGACTTCACGGAGTTCATCGGAAACGATGGGTTCTTCGACCTGGCCATCGGCAACCCGCCTTTCGCGCGCAACCCGCTGACGGACAAGTCGGGCCGCAAGCACTTGACGGGCCTGTCGGTCCACAACTACTTCTTCGCCAAGGCCGTGGACATGCTGCGCGAGGGCGGCATCTTGGCGCAAGTGGTGTCCAACTCGTTCTTGGATGCCAAGCGCGACACCGCGCGCCGGTACATCGCCGATCGCACCGAGTTCCTGGGTGCCATCCGCCTGCCCAACAACGCCTTCGCCAAGAACGCGAACACCGAAGTCACGACCGACATCGTGTTCCTGCGCAAACTGCCCGAGAGCGAGTGGGGCAGCCGCAGCGGCAAAGAGAACCGCGATCGCTGGCTTGACACCCAGAACATCACCGACCCGAACGGCGGCGACGACATCCCGGTGAACCGCTACTTCGCGGAGAACCCAGAGATGATGCTGGGCCAGATGGGCCGCTTCGGCACCATGTACGGCCCCGGTCAACCCGCCCTGGTGGCCAAGCCGGGCCAGGACACGGCCGCGCTGCTGAAAGCCGCCATCGCGCGCCTGCCGGCGGACGTCTACATCGCTCGGGCCGTGGCCAACACCGCCGCCATGGGCGACGCTGCCATCGTGGCGCTGCGCGATCCAAAGGTGCAGGAGGGCGGCTACTACGTGGAGGGCGGCAAGCTCTACCAGCGCCAGCAGGACATCGCAGGCGAGGCGCGTGCCGTCGAACTCACGCCGGACAGCCAGTGGACCGAGAAGACCAAGCTGGGCGAGGAAGGTTTCACGCGAATCAAGTTGCTGGCCGGGCTGCGGCAGACGCTGCGCGACCTGCTGGCCGCCGAACTGGCCGACGCCAAGGACATCGCGGCGCTGCGCAGTGGCTTGAACGAGGAGTACGACGCCTACGTCGCCAAGCACGGCCTCATCAACGACAAGCCAAGCGCCAGGGTGTTCGATGACGACCCCGACTACCCGCTGTTGGCGTCGCTGGAGCACGGATTCACGCCGGGCATCACGCTGGCGGCTGCGAAGAAGATGGGCGTCAAGCCGATGCCTGCCACGGCAAAGAAGGGTCCGATCTTCAGCGCGCGAGTGATCGAGAAGCGCACCGCACCCAGTCGCGCCGAAAGCCCGGCCGACGCGCTGAACATCAGCATGGCCGAGCGCGGCCGTATCGACGCCAGCTACATCGGCGAGCTGCTGGGACGCGATGGCGACGAGGCTCTGCGCGAGATGAGCCAAGGCGCGAAGCCGCTGCTGTTCATGGACCCGGCCAGCAACGAGTACGTGCTGCGGGATGCCTATCTGTCGGGCAACGTGCGCGCGAAGCTCGCGCAGGCTCGCCAGGCCGGCATGATGAACAACGCCCGTGCGCTGGAGGACGTGCAGCCGCCGGACGTGAGCGCGGGCGAAATCTCGGTTCGCGTGGGATCGCCATGGGTGCCTGCTTTCATCTACGAAGACTTCGCGCGCCACCTGTTCGGAGAAGGCACCAAAGCCACGTTCACTTACGTCAAGGCCAACTCGTCGTACATGGCGACGCTCCGGGCCGGCTCTGACGTGGCCGACTCCACGACGTGGGGGACGAAGGACTACCCCGGTACGCAGATCCTGACCTCGCTGATGAACAACCGCGAGATCAAGGTGATGTATCTCGACGAGAACAAGAGCTTGAAGGTCCACCGCGAAGCCACCGAGGCCGCGAACCAGAAGGCCACCGAGGTCAAGCAGGCGTTCAGCGACTGGGCTTTCTCGGACGCCGACCGCGCCGACGTTCTGGCTCGCGCCTACAACGAGGCGAACAACAACTACGTGACGCGCGCCTTCGACGGCGGCTACATGCAGTTCCCGGGCAAGGTTCCCGACGCGATCATCAAGTTCCGCCGCCACCAACGCAATGCCATCGCGCGCATCGTGCAGGACCGGACTGCGCTGCTGGACCACGTGGTCGGCGCCGGCAAGACGTTCACGGTGATCTCCGCAGCGATGGAACTCAAGCGCACGGGCCTGTCCAACAAGCCGCTGATCGTGGTCCCCAACCACTTGGTCAAGCAGTGGGCGGCTGACTTCTATCGGCTGTACCCGGGCGCCAACATCTTGACCGCCACGAAGAAGGACTTCGAGAAGGTCAATCGCCGCCGGTTCCTGGCCAAGATCGCCACCGGCAACTGGGACGCCGTGATCATGGCGCACTCGTCGTTCGGCTTCGTCAAGCCGGCGTCGGAGTTCGAGGCGCAGTTCAACGAGAAGCAAGTCGAGAACGTCCTGGCGACCATCCAGGCCGTGGAGGATGGCGATGGCGACGCCATGGCCAAGAAGCGCACGGTCAAGCAACTGGCCGCGCTGAAGGAGCGCCTGGAGAACCGCATCGACGCGCTGCGCCAGAAGCCGATCGACGCGCTGTTGGACTTCAAGGAGATCGGCGTCGATCAACTGTTCGTGGACGAGGCGCACCTGTTCAAGAACCTGATGTTCACGACCAAGATGCAGAACGTCAGGGGCCTGGGCGACTCGGCCGGCTCGCAGCGCGCCTACGACCTGTTCATCAAGGCCAACCAGCTCTACGCGCAGAACGGCCGCGGCCAAGGCGTGGTGTTCGCCACGGGTACTCCGGTATCGAACTCGCTGGCCGAGATGTACCACATGATGCGGTACTTGATGCCGCAGGCGCTGCAAGACGGCGGGTTCGAGTCGTTCGACGCATGGGCCAACACCTTCGCCTCGGTCGAGCAGGTCTGGATGCAGAAGATTTCGGCGGACGGCTTCAAGGCCGACAACCGCATGAGCAACTTCGTGAACACCCACGAGCTGCTCAAGATGTTCGACCAGGTTGCGGACACCGTGACCATGGACGACATCAAGCGGGCCTACACCGACGAGAACAACGGCGCCGAGTTCCCGCTGCCCAAGCTGAAGAACGGCCGCCGGCAGCCGGTGTCGTTGGTCAAGAGCCCTGCGCAGGAAGCCTACATGGCCGACGTAGCGGCTCGCGCCGCGGCCATCGAAGGCAAGCGCACCAATGAGAAGGGCATGGACAACGCCCTGAAGATCATGGGCGACGCGCGCAAGGCCGCCATGGACATCCGGCTGGTGGACATGGAGCGCACCGAGCGGGAGAAGGGCGGTCGCATCGACCGCGCCGCCGAAGAGATCGAAGCGCGTTACCGCCAGTACGCCGACGTGAAGGGCACGCAACTTGTCTTCTCCGACTTGGGCACTCCGATCAAGCACGCCAAGGCCGAGATGAAGGAGTGGGAGGCGCTCCAAGAACGCATCGGGAAGGCGGTGGACCCGGAGATCGTGACGGCCGCCAACTTGGGCAACGAAGCTGCCATGAAGGCGGTGGAGGACGCCGAGGACGCCCAGCGCGAGATGGACGAGAAGGGCGCCGACTGGCTGGATGCGGTCAAGGCCGCGCTGCGCGGCTTCTCGGTGTACGACGACCTCCGCACAGCGTTGGTGGAGCGAGGAATCCCCGAGTCGGAGATCGCGTTCATCCACGACTACAACACTGACGAGCAGAAACTGAGCCTGTTCCGCAAGGTCAACACAGGCGAGATCCGCGTGCTGATGGGCTCCACGCCGAAACTCGGCGCTGGCACCAACGTGCAAGAGCGCCTGGTGGCGCTGCATCACCTGGACGTGCCGTGGAAGCCCAGCGACGTTGAGCAGCGCGAGGGCCGCATCATCCGCCAGGGCAACATGCTGATGAACACGCTGCCCGGCTTCGAGGTGGAGATCCTGGCCTACGTGACGCAGGACACCCTGGACATGCGGATGTGGCAGGTCCAAGAGACGAAGCTGAAGATGATCAACCAGCTTCGCACGCGTCAGATCGGCCGTGAGATCGACAACGCCTTTGAGGACATGGAGATGTCTGCGGGCGAGATGCAGGCCGCGGCCACCGGCAACATGGACCTGCTGAAAGAGATCCAGCTCCGAACCGACGTGAAGAAGTTGGAGCAGGCCAAGCGCAGCTACGACGCGCAACGCAACGACCTGGCATCGCGCAAGAAGCGGGCTGAGGAAGCTGTCGCCGCTCTCCCGAGAAAGATCGAGAAGGCCGAGCGGATGGCAGCCGCGTCAAAGGCGTACATCAACGAGCAGCAGGCCCCGGCTGCGGCTTTCAGGGTCGAGATCGACGGCACGACTTACACCGATGCCAAGAAGGCCGGTGCCGTGCTTCAAGCGGTCGTGGACGCCAAGCAGTACGTCAAGAAGGGCTCGGATCAAGTCCTGACGCCTGAGCAGTACCAGTCGCTGGCCGAAGAAGAACGCTCCGCCGGCAACGGTTGGACCGAGCGCCCGGTGCCGCTGAAACTGGTGATGGACGGAAAAACCTACACCGCGCGTGCGGCCCTGGGCGAAGCGTTTGCCGATCTGCGCGGCGATGCAGTGGACCCGCCGATGCTCAAGGTGGACGGGCAGACGTTCAACCGTCGCACCAAGGCGGCCGCAGCGATCGCGCAGCGCGTGGCCGACGCGATCGCGGAATCCCGGGCGGTTGAAGTGGGCAAGATCGGCCCGTTCGGTATCACTGTCGAGGGTCAGGGTACGAGCCGCTTCGACAAGGGCAGCTACGGCATCGAGGTGCTGATCGCTGCGCCCGATGGTGTAGAGGCCAGCACAACACTGAGCGTGAGGGCCATTGCCAGCGAAGACGACGCCCGCAAGGCGGCAACGTCGGTCATCAACGCGGCCATCGGACTCGCCAGCGGCGGCGAGATGCAAGCGCGGTGGCTGCGTGAGGAGTTGACCAGCAAGAAGAAGGTGCTGGCCGACATCGCCGCGACCAAGCCGATGACCGAGTTTCCGCAGCAAGCCAAGCTGGAGCAGGCACGTGCTGCGCACCGCGAGGTTCTGGAGCGACTGACGGCAAAGGCCAAGGAAACGCCACCAGCGGATGCCGGAGATGCCGACGACGCAGCAGCGCTCAGCCGCGGCACTGGCGCGGTTGGCATGCCGTTGGAACAAGCCCAGGCCATCGCCGACCGGATTGCTGGTGCAGCAGGCTCCACGGTGCGGGTGCGCGTGGCACGGAACGTCGACGAACTCACAGGCCCAGCGGCTGCTGCCGTTCAGGCTTTGAGTCCACAAGGCCCGGTGCGTGGCGCGTACCTGCCGGGTCAGGACGAGGTGTGGCTGTTCGCCGACCACGTGTCGAGCGAGCCCGAAGCGATGTTCGTGGTGCTCCACGAGGCTTTTCACCGCGGGTTCTCGCGGACCGTGACTGGCGGCCGGGCGCTGCTGCAAGACCTGTGGCGATCGAACCAGTCGTTGCGCCGGGCGGCGGCCGAGCAGATGCAGCAGCACAAGATCGGGCGCGACGAGGCCATCGAGGAAGCCTTGGCAGACATGGCTGGTCGCGGCGAGGCATCCACCCTGACCGGTTGGGCGAAGTTCGTGAACGCGGTGCGGGTTTGGCTGGCCAAGGTCGCTTCGGCCATCGGCGTGCCGATGACCTGGACGGACGACATGGTGCAGGCGTTTGTCGCGCAGACGGCGCGGCAGGGTCTGAGGGCAAAAGGCAGCGTGCTGGAGGCAAGCGGCACGTTCGATCTTGCGAACTCGGACATTCGCTTCAGTCGCGTGCCGGAGCGAGCGCTGCGCGATGCCGCGACGGGTGGCGCCAAGGCACTGTCGGACCTCAAGTTGGCTGCCGGCTACCAGGTCGGCGACTTCTTCACGAGCCACGCCAAACTGTCGTTCTGGGACAAGACCGTCGGCACCCCGTTCAACCTTGCCAAGAGGTTCCCGGACACCTTCGGTCGGGTCTACGACGCCACGCAGCGTTTCCTCGAAGACGTAAGCGCGACGGCGAACGCCGCAGCGGACCTGGCCCCGCGGATCCTGCCCAAGCTCGAACACCTGAAAGACATCTGGAAGAGCCCGCTGAAGCCCGAGGACGAGGCGGCGATCCGCAAACCCATCTTCGAGGGCACGCTGCTGTGGTTGCGCGGGCCGGACGGGAAGCTGCAGAAGGCGGCGGACGCGAAGCGCGCGGCGCTGTCGTTGGACGCTGAAAGCAAGGCTCGGGCAATGCTGCGCGCCGGCAAGCTGGACGAGCGGGTGCTCAAGATGTGGCAGGGCCTGCCGCTGGACCGGTACGAAGCGATGGTGGAGTCGCGCTACGAGTCGCAGATGCTGCGCGCTGGCGTGGTGTTCACCGATGCCGAGTTGAAGACCGTATTCAAGCTCACCGCCGACCAAGCCTCTCTCTACCGCGAGTTCCGCAAGGCTGCCGACAAGAGCCTGAACGACTTGGCGGTGAGCGAGATGATCCGACTCGGCGGTGCGCGCGTGAAGGGCTTGGCGGATGCTGTTCGAGGGCTCAGCGCTGTGGACGCATCGACCAAACTGCGAGACGCGTTGTTCGAGCAGTCCGAGGCGGCCAGAGCCGAGGGCGAGAAGGTGCGCGGCGGGGACATCGACGACACGGCCGACCGGATCGTGCAGATCGGGAACAAGGTCCGCGACTTGACCGCCAACGGGTACGCGCCGCTGATGCGCTTCGGCCACTACACGGTCGATGTTGTCGATGGCGACGAGCGTGTGTACTTTGGCATGTTCGAGAGTCAGGCCGAGGCCAACCGGATGGCGCGGTCGATGCGCGGCAACTTCCCCGATGCCAAGGTCACCCAGGGCACGCAGTCGCAGGAGGCCTACAAGCTGTTTGCGGGCGTCAACCCCGAGACGGTCGAGTTGTTCGGCGAGATCCTCGGTCTTGGCCAGGGCGGCGAGAAGCAGGATGCTGCGTTCCAGGAGTACCTGAAGCGTGCCCAGTCGAACCGCTCGGCGTTGACGCGCCTGATCCACCGCAAGGGCATCAAGGGCTTCGACGAGGAGGTCGGTCGCGTGCTGGCCGGCTTCATCACCTCGAACGCGCGGCGCACGTCCAGCAACTTGCACACAAAGGACATCCTCGAGGCCGTTGAGCAGATCCCCAAGGAGACCGGCGAGCTGAAGGACTACGCGGGGCGCATGGCCGAGTACACACGCAACCCCATTGAAGAGGCGCAGGCGTTTCGAGGTCTGCTGTTCGTGCAGTACCTGGGCGGGTCCATCGCTTCGGCGCTGGTCAACATGACACAGCCGATCACGGTGTCGTTCCCCTTCCTGAGCCAGTTCGGCGGGGCGGGGCGCGCGGCCAAGGCGCTTACCAAGGCGTATGCCGACATGGCCGGTGGGCGCAATTTCGAGGCTGGTCTCGACGAGGCGCTACGTGCAGCCGAGGACGGCGGCATCGTGGCGCCGCAGGAGCTGTTCCAGTTGCTGGCCCAGGCGCAGGGCAAGGGGCAGTTGAGAACCGGCGACGGAACCGTCGGTGGCGACGCTGCTGCCGCCGTCCAGAACGCCAAGGCACGGGCTCTTCTGGTGTGGGGCAAGATGTTCAGCTTTGCCGAGCTGATCAACCGAAAAGCGACCTTCATCGCCGCCTATCGGATGGCGCAGGCTCGCGGCGAAGCGGACCCGGCAGCGTTCGCGGCCGACGCGGTCAAGGAAACGCAGTTCACCTACAACAAGGGCAACCGCCCCGAGTGGGCGCGCGGCGCGATCGGCGCAACCCTGTTCACGTTCAAGACCTACAGCGTCAGCTACGTCGAGCTGTTGGCCCGGCAGTGGCGCCTGGGCGGCCCGGATGGGCGAAAGGCCATGCTGCTGGGGATCGCCACTCTGGCGCTGGTGGCCGGCATGGACGGTCTGCCGTTCATGGAAGATGTCGAGGACGTGATCGACGGCTTCATGCAGCGAGTCATGGGCCGGAACTTCGCCACCAGACAGGCCCGAAACGAGTTCCTGTCTTCAGTCATGGGAGAAGACCTTGCTCGGTTCGTTGCCAAGGGCGTTTCCGGGCTGCCAGGTGCTCCGCTGGACGTGTCCGGTCGCCTCGGCCTGGGCAACTTGATCCCAGGGACCGGGCTGCTGCGGAAAGACGCGAGCGCAGCGAACAGCCTGAAGGAGCTCGCGGGCCCGGCAGGCGACTTCATCCAGCGCGGCTTCAACGCGACCGGCATGGCTCTACAGGGCGACATCGGCAAGGCCGTGGTCGAGATCTCTCCGGTGGCTGCGCGCAACGTCGTCAAGGCGGCGGACATGGTCGAGACCGGCATGTACCGCGACACGTCTGGGAAGAAGATCATCGACACCTCGAGCGCAGAGGCGCTGCTGAAGGGCATCGGCTTCCAGCCGAACTCGGTGGCTCGCGTTCAAGCCGCGTCCAACGACGTGCGGCGGATGGTCGAGCTGAACAAGCGCACCGAGGCCGAGATTGCCGACCAGTGGGCCCTGGGCATCTTCGAGGGCGATACTGCGAAGGTGGCCGAAGCGATCAAGCGCCGAAACCAGTGGAACGAGGACAACCCGAAGACCCCGATCCGGATCGAGATGAGCCAAGTGCTGCGGCGTGTCCGTCAAATGCGTATGACCAAAGCCGAGCGCATGGCCAAGACCGCACCCAAGGAGATTCGAGAGGCTGCTCGGCGTGAACTCGAAGGGGTTGCGCGATGAGTTGGGCAGGCGCATTCGCCGTGCTGGGGCTCGCGGTGATGGCTTTTGCGCTATGGCCGTGGAGCGCCTTGGGCGTGGCCGCGCTGCTTGTGCTGTCGCCGCTGGTCAAGCGCTGATCGTCGGCTGTTCTGCTGGCGGTACCAAGTCCACGAGGCTTTCAAGAGCCGCACGGATGCTTGGTCATCGAATCCCTCCGACTCCGCCAGAACTCTTTCCGTGTGAGTCCGCTGAAGGACAGAGAAGCCCCGCAAGTCGCTGATTCGCGGGGCTTTTTTCATCCGCCGTCGTTCGCGATGGTCGCTGTAAGTTCGGATACAGTGCCGTCACCATTGGCGGTACCGGTGGTAGCCCGGCGGTACCACGGCGCCAGCAACGAGCAAAGGAGGCATGCTTGCCCAGAGAAATCCTGTCGGCGCGATCACTTGAAGGCGCCGTGAAACGCGGGGTCGAGAAGGCAGCCGAGAAGAACACACGGGTCAAGATCAACGACGGCGACAACCTCATGCTCATCGTCCGGCCGGCGGGTGGGGCGTCTTGGGTGCTTGAGTACCGGCTTGCGGGCAAGCGCAAGAACTTCACCCTCGGTGTCTGGCCAACGGTTGGGCTGAAGCTGGCGCGCGAGCTGGCCGATCGGGCAAGGGTTCAGGTGGCCACTGGGCTAGACCCAGTGCGCGAACGGGCCAAGGCGAAGGAAGTCGCGCGCCGGCTGGTGACAGGGTACACGGTCCGAGAACTGATCGACGACTGGTTGGCGACGCTGCGCGTGAGTCAGGTCTACCGCGGCAACATCGAAGCGGCCATGAGGAAGGATGTTCTTCCTCGGGTCGGTTCCAAGACGCCTGGTGATGTCGCCAGGCAGGACATCATCGAGATCCTCCGGGTCATGGAAGCACGAGGCGCGCTTGAGATGCTGCGCAGGGTCCGGATGTGGCTGGCGCAGGCGTGGGATGCCGCACTCGACGCCGGCCGGGTCAAGGGTTCACCGGTTCCGACCGGGCACCTCAAGAGCTTCATGCCGCCGAAGCGCGGTCACTTCCCGGCTATCACCGATGTTGCCGATGTACCAGCGTTGATGCACGCCATCAAGGTCTACGAGAGCCCCGTGGTTCGCGCTGCGCTGGAGTTGTCGGCATACACCTTCCAGCGGCCGACCGAGGTGCGCGAGGCGACGTGGTCTGAGTTCGATCTGCAAGCCGGGAAGTGGGTCATCCCAGCGGCGCGGATGAAGGGCCAGCGCGAGCACTGGGTGCCGTTGGCGCCGCAAGTGGTGAAGCTGCTGGTGCGCCACCGCGGCGTCGTGGGTGGACAAGGCTGGTTGTTCCCGGGCTGGCGCCACGGCAAACCGCTGAGCGAGGCGGCCTTGGGGCAAGCGCTCGAGGCGATGGGTTACAAGGGCCGGCACAGCCCGCACGGCTTTCGCGCCATGGCGCGCACCATCCTGGAAGAGCACCTCGGCGTTGATCCGAAGTTCGCGGAGCGCCAGCTTGCGCACGTCGAGGCCGACAAGGTCAAGCGGGCCTACAACCGGGCCGAGTTCTGGGCAGATCGCGTTCGCATGATGGAGCAGTGGGCCACTTGGCTTGACCAGAAGACCGGTAGCTGATCACGCCTCGGACAGATCAGCGAACTGCACTCAGCCGTCGAATCGTTGCCTCGATTTCGTCGGACCGCCAAACGCTGGCGCGGCCGATCTTCACCGGTTGCGGAAACTCGTTCTTGGCCACCATGTCGTAGAGCTTCGACTTGCCGATGCCGATGCGCTTGAGCAGCTCCGGCAAGCGCAGCAAGGTCGTTGCTGAGGCGTCGTTGGCCGGTTGGCCGCGGCGCAGGAGCGCGGACTGTGGTTCTTGAGGTGCGTGGCGGAGAGACTTGGCGGTCTTCATGTAGTGATCCTTCTTCCAGAAGCGATGTCGAACAGGTCAGGCTTCTGCGCAGTCGGCCAGCGCGTGTTCGATGGCAGCGGGGTCGGTGACGACGACGAGGGGCTCGGCTGCGGGACGTGGCTTGCCGGCCTTCGTGGCACCCGCGATCTCGAGCACGCGACGCGCAAAAGCCAGCACGTCGGCCCGGCCCCGAATGGTGATCTCCAGGGCCTTCGGGTACAGCGTCAATTCATCGGCGGCACGGATGATGTCGTCGTCGTCCACGTCCTCGCGCAGCGTGGCGCGGCCGGTGAAGATGCAGGTCAGTTTCTCGTTGACGTATGCCACCGAGTACGAAGGCATCGGCAGCTGCGCTCCCGCGTGGGCATTGCAGTTGGTGAAGTCCACGCTCTTCTTCGCCGCCTCCTCGCAGCACTTGATGTACTCGTTCAGCAGGCCGGCGAATTCGATGAACGGGTGGTTGCCGATCTGCACGGCGCTTGCGTAGAACTGCGCGCTCGCGGAACGCATGGCCTCCACGATGGCGCGGAGTTCGGCTTCGGTCTTCTTCACTGCTTGATCCTCTCGAAGGTGATGGCCCATAGCCACGGGTTCTCGTCCCATGAGCCGGAACCGTGGATGTGCTCCCAGAGGCGCATGTAGGCGACAGAGGCTGTTGGCCCCATGCACGCTGCTGGGTTGTCAAGGCCAAACGTGCCGTTGTCGTATCGACCGATGCCTTCAGCCAGTGCGTCAGCCTCGCTGATGTCTTGCAGCCGCTCAACGCGCACGCCTGTCACTTCGAGCGTGATGCGAGAGGCCCAGCGGGGCATGAACATGCCTGGGCGAGTGCGCGTCCAGTCGCCGCAGGTCGGACAGCCGTCGGCCCAATAGTGGATCTCATCTGTGCTGTGCCAGTCGCGCGGCGGATGCTTGTCTTGGTAACGCGGCCCGCTGAAACTCTCGCGCACCCACAGCCAGTCGCCTGGTTGGCCGTAAGGGCACAGCGCCAGCATGACATCGCTAGGACATGACAGGCATTGCCCGTCGCGCATTGGCCACGCCCAGCCGCGTGTCTCGCGCACTGCGCCGTGCACGCTGTAGTTTTCGACCGGCTGCGGCTTCACGACGCGCCGCGTCTGCGTCTTGGTCCCGGTGAGGATCGCGCGCACCATCGACGCCGAGAACAGGATGGGGCGCTCACGCACGGGCCGCCTCCGGGAACTCGCGCACACGCAGGTCTTGGGGCCACTCCAGCGGATCGCCGCCCTTGCGGTCGGTCATCATGACGCAGCGGCCTGGGCACGGCCGGCCGAACTCGTGGGCTTCGTAGGCGTCGCAGAAGTCGGCGTCCAGGTGGTCACTATCCGAGTCAAGGGCATGCAGCACCGACACGCACCAGCCCGATGGCTTCGCGCCGAGCTGCTTCATGAAGAACGGCACGCCGAGCTCGCGGCACTCCAGCATGAGCGCCCGCGCCCACGGGACGTGCATTGAGCGTGCGCCAGGGCCGCTTTCGCCGCCGCAGATGACCCAGTCCAGCCGCTCGCGCAGGTGCGGCGTGTCGTGGCCGTCCCCGACGGTGAACGGCCGAAGGCTGACCGTGTCGAGCATGGGCTCGACACTGAGGAAGCGCACCGCGGCCGGCATGCTCAGCAGCTTCGGGATGTCGCGGTCGGCCTCGGTCTGGTTGACCACGGTGGCGCCCAGCCAAACGTTCGGCCACGGCCAGGTCGGAACCGCGATGCCGGCGCTCATCAGCGACTGCATGGCCGAGGTGATCATCGGCGCGGCGTTGCCGATCCTCTTGCTCAGCAGCAGCCAGTCCAGGGCCGGGGTGCGCAGGATCGTGAGGAACAGGTGAGCACGCCACGAGGCATCCACCTCGTTGTCGAACGGGTCGCAGAGGCTCGGGAACACACGCAAGCGCTTGCCGGCCGCGGTCGCCTGGCGGTTCCACTGCTCGGGCCGGTTCCAACTGTCCGTTGCGGTCATGCGCCGCGGCGCACCGGGGCCCCAGTTCGCGCCGGCGTTGAAGCGTCCGTTGCGCGCGGCGGCGTAGCAGTTGTCGCACCCAGGGGAGACCTTGGTGCAGCCCTCCCACGGCGACCACGTGCGGTCGCACCATTCGATTGCGGTGGTCTGTGCCATCAACGCGGCTCCGACATCAGGTAGGTTTCGATGCGCTGCAGGACGCGCAAGCAGTTCGGCTCGGCGCAGTCGGCATCGGCGCAGGCGCCAAGGTCACGCAGCGCTGCTGCTGCGTCGGTCAGCAGGCCAACGGCGGTTTCCGCCTGCTGGTGAACGGGCATGTGGCGGCACTCCAACCGATAGCTGCCGTCGCGAACGTGAACCGTCACCTCCACGGCACATCCGGGTGCGGGGTGCTGGATCTCAACCAGATCGAGCAGGTTCATGAGCTCCTGGACTACGGCAGCACGGTCGCCGAGCGGCACACGCAACAGGTCTGTGATCCGCGAGAGCATGATCGGCTTCACGCTGCCTCCGGCTGCTGTTGTTCCAGGTACGGACCGGCCAGCAGCAGCCACGCCACCGCGGCGCACAGAGGCACCTGACCATTGCCCAGCGCCTTCAAGCGGCCGTCGCCAACCCGTCACCGCTCTGCGGGCTCGCTCCCGCACGGTTGTAGTTGCCGCAAACCGTCGGCGTCGGCCACAGACCGAACTTCGCCATCGCCCCCAGCGTTGGCCGCAACGAGGCCCCAGCGCTCGCCGATCGGTTGAACATGGAGCCCGTGTCCACCGTGCAAGGCGTCGGCAGCAGCGAGCCAGAACCGGTCGCGCTGGTGCGGGGCGCCAACGTCGGCAGCTCCCAGCACTGTCCAGCGACAGTCATACCCGATCGCGGCCAGGTCACCGAGGACTCGCCCAAATCCCCGAACAAGGAGCGCTGGGCTGTTCTCCACGAACACGTATCGGGGTCGAACGTCGCCAATGATGCGGGCCATGTGGAACCACAGTCCAGACCGTTCGCCGTCGATGCCGGCGCCCCGGCCGGCGACGCTGATGTCTTGGCAGGGGAAGCCCCCAGAAACCACGTCAACACGGCCTCGCCAAGGTCGCCCGTCAAAGGTGCGAACGTCATCCCAGATCGGGAAGGGCGCGAGAACTCCGTCGTTCTGTCGGGCGACAAGAACGCTTGCGGCCCACGGGTCGCACTCGACAGCGCAGACCGTGCGCATGCCCGCAAGCTTGCCGCCGAGGATTCCTCCCCCGGCGCCGGCGAACAGGGCGAGTTCGCGAAGGCTTTCATCAGTTCTCGCGAGATGAGCCAAGACACGGTGTCCTCGGGGCAGTCGGTGGCGGAGGTGGCGTCAGAAGGTCACGGGCTGCTTGACAGCGCGTTCCAGGCACATGAGGCCCTTCTGCAGATCGGTGCGGCCCTCGCCGAGCCAGCGGCCCGGGCTGGTGACGATGGAGTGCGGCGCGTGGCCGGCCAGCAGCGGCTCGGCGTCGCGGTTGATCACGAACCGCTCCACCCGGTTGACCAAGTTCCGCAGTTCCGCACCCACCGTTTCGATCTCGTGAAGCAGGGCGCCTTCGGTCTCTCCGTGGGTGGTGTACTGGGGAAGGTTGGTGGCTCGTTCGATGGCTTGAGATTCGGTCACGATGAGGGCTCCCGGTGAAGGTCAGGCGGTCAGGCGGGTTCGGCGCTGGTGTCTTCCATGGCGTCGCGCACCACTTCGACGGGCAGCCCCAGGGCTTGCGCGGCGGATGCGATGGCGGCTTCCTGGCCCGCCTCCGGATCCAACAGCAGGGCGCGAGCGACTGCCGAGCGCACGCGATCTCGAGACAGGATCGGGCTCACGGTCAGCGCGTTGCTGCAAACCAACCCGCGATGACCGGCGTGTCGCCGATCGCGCCGCGCACCAGCGCGCACAGCTCCTGCCCCATCTCTTCGACATGGCGCTCGGCATTGACCACGCGCAGGGTCAGCGCGGGCTTGTCGCCGGTGATCAGGCCGAGCCGGAGCTTGAAGGTGCGCTCCTTCAGGTCCAGGTGCGGGATGCACTTGAAGGTGATGACGGCCGGCAGCGGTTGGTCCTTGGCGTTGGCCGCGACCTTCTCGAACACGCTCAGCTCGACGGTGTGCTGGCCGACCGTGCTCTCCTGCTTCTTGGAACTGTCGATGCTGATGCGGCGGATGGCCTGCACGGCCTTCTTGAGGGTCATCGGTACGGTCTCGCCGTCTTCGCCGTAGGTCTCGGCGCCACAGAAGTCCGACCAGTCCTCCAGGAACTCGGCGAGCTTGAGCTGGGCCATCCCGTAGCCGTTGGCGACCTGGGTCATCGCCGTGTACGGGGCGGTCTTCGGCGGAGCGTAGATGGCCAGGTGATCGCAGTGCCCGGGCGAAGTAGGGGTGCCGAGATTCAGCACGGCGATGGCCCTCATTCCCTCCGCGCTGACGAATACGCTGGTGCCGGTCTCGCGCTGCGCGGCGACGTAGGTGCTGAAGTCGGCCAGCGTCTGCGTGGTCATCGTCGCGCGCTGCCGGCGCCGCAGCAGGAGAAACGGCTCCAGGTCGTGGATCTTGAAGGTGTCGGGTAGTGCGACGATGGACTCGCTTTCGTTCCCGACAGCTTCCATTGCTGCGGTGATGGCCTGCGCCTTGGCGAGTTCCTGGATGGCTTCCTTGTTGAACATGCTGTGCTCTCTCTGGTTGGGTGGTAGTTGGCTGCTTCGCTTCGGCGTCAGCCGCTGATGGCGCTCTGCCTGCCCTTGCCGAACAAGTCGGCCTGGGTGGCGGACAACTTGCCGCGCAGACCGACGAACATGACGCTCTCGCTCTTGGAGTTCTCGGTGTAGTCGCCGGTGGCGGTCGGTACCTTGAAGGTGACCAACCCCTTGATCCGCACTTGCCTCGTGCCATCGACGGGCAGGAAGTCCAGCTTCAGGGTCACCGAGCCGGGCTCTTCCTTCGCGACCACGGCGGCAGCGGTCTTCGTGAGCGCGACGGACAGAAAGGTGTCGATCTGACCGGCATCCAGGTCGGCGATGAAATCGCCCACGTCGTTGGCGGCCGAACTCTCTTCGGCTTGGGCCGTCGCCTTGTTGGAGTCGTTGTTCATCGGAGTTCCTCTATGCGTTTGAGACGGGGGCGGGAAGAAAAGCGGGCGGCTGGCGGACCCAGCGAGTCGAGGGAGTTCGAAGGGAGGGAGGAGACCAAGTCCTCGGCTCTGCGCCCGGGAAAACGGTTGCTTCAGGCAGCCTCGGCCATCGCCGGCAGGCTCACGCCGTTCGCGATCCAGTGCGCGCCGAAGTGGCTGGGCAGGCCGGCCGGTGCCGACTTCAGGGTCGCGAACACCAAGGCCGTGTCGATCTCGCCAGCGGTGGCCAGCACGTTCAGCCACTGCACCAGCGACGACCGGCCCGGCAGGTCCAGCACGTCCATGCGGTCGAGCACCAGCAGGCGCACGCCGGTGAGGTGCCCGACAGCCTCGGCCAGCGCGGCATCGACGCGCCACTGTTCCGATTCGGACAGCAGCGGGTACGGACGCCCGCCGAAGGTGATGCGCATGTCGCGGCTGATCGCCACGACGGGCCAACCGGTGTCGGCGGCCGTCTGGCGCAGGCGGTCGTTCAGGGGCTGCAATGCCTCGCCGAGGATCTGGCCGGGCACGCCTTCGGGGCCGAGTGCCTCTTCGAGCGCGACGTATCCGCTCACGTCGGCGTGGTGGCGCCGAGCCTGCTCGGTCTTGCCGGCTGCGGCGGATGCGGTCGCGGCTGCCGCCTCGAGCTGGGCGAGTCGCGCTGCGGCATCGCGGTGCAGAGCCTGGGCCGCGGACAGCGCGGCCGTAGCCGCTTCCACCGCGCCGATGTCGTGGCCCAGCGCCACGATGGGGGCGAGTTCGGCGGCCACCGCCTGTTCGTCCCGAGCGGCCTGCACGGCGGCCGTGGAGTTGCGGACGCTGCGCTGCATCAGTTCGACGGCGCTGCGCAGCTCGGGCAGGCGCTGGCGCGCGTCTTCGTCGCTTTCGCCGCCTTCGGGGAACGCGCCGTGTGTCGCGGTGTAGGCGTTCAGCGCTGCGAAAGCTCGCTGGGCCATCTCGGAGTTGGCGTCATAGCCGGCGTCGGTCAGTTCCGACACGAGGTCGCGCACGCTCAGCGCGAGGTCGTGCACCAGGCCGACACGACGCTCTTGGCCGGCAGCCTCGGCAGCCCGCGCCAGGACTTCAGTGCACCGGGCGAGCTCGGCTGTGTCGTGGTCGAGTTTGGCCTGTGCGCGCGGCAGTGTGTCCGCGTTGGTGCGGGCGCGGCTCAGGCGCTGCGCCTGTTGGTCGAACTGCGCCGCGGCTGCCCGAGCAGCGCCCATGTTGGCTTGGGCGGTCTGCACGGCCGTCTCGGTTTCGGCCAGCGCGGCGCGGGCCGCGGCAATGGCGTCGGCGTCGGGTGCGGTCGGCACCGCGGCACTCCAGCCGGCCGCCTTGACGGCGCCGTACACATCGCCGGTGACGGCCTTCCAAGCGCCGCGGGCCTGCGCCGCACGATCCTTGGCGACAGCAGCAGCAGCCTCAAACCCGCCTCGCAGGTGGGCGCCGATCTCTCGCACCAGATCGGGCGCGATGCCGCGCTCGGTCAACCGCTTGTTGATCGTGTCGATGTCGGCCTTGACGCCGAGCAGACCGAACAGTTTGGCCTTGCGCTCGCTCTCGGGCAGGCGGGCCAGCGACTGCGCGTCCAGCGAGAACTCCACGCGCGGGTCGTTGTCGCGGCCCTTGTGGGAGTCGGTCACCTTGCCGTTGGCCGTGATCGTGACCGAGAACGCGCCATCGGCCGTGTCCAGGGCCACGCTGCCGGTCTTCGAGCCCTCGGTGACGATGGCCGCGGCGTCCTTCTTCAGCGCCACGCGGCCCAGGCTGCCGGTCAGCGCCAGGCGGACGGCATCGCGGATCGACGACTTGCCGGCGCCGTTCGGTCCGGCGACGATGTTGATGGGCTGGCTGGTGTCCAGATCGACGTTCTTGGCGCCGAACAGGCCCTGCACGGAGATGCGGTTGATCTTCATGATGGTGTCCCTCTGTTGGCGGCGTGGTCAGGCCGCGCGGGCGCTCATGTAGGCGGCGCGATCCACGACTTCGACGCAGGCGGGTCGCGCTGCGTCCTTGTCCTTGACCCCGGCGTTCAAGCGCTGCGCGTCGGACTGCCGGGCGGCGAGGAAGCGCTCCACGTCCCAGACCCGGTGCAGCTGGACGTTGGATCGGCCGTTGGTGTCGGTGTGGCGCAGGTACAGGTCGCGCCCGACCAGGGTGGCGGCGCTCATTCGATGGTCCCTTGCACGGGCGTGGAGCCACCACGGCGCGCGGCGGGCACGCTGGTGCGTGCCGAGCTGGCGGCCGAGGCGGCAGCGGCCTGCGGGCTCGCTCCGCCCGCGGGCGTTGGGTTGGCGAGTTCGGCAGACCGGCGCTCGTAGTCGGCGCTGATCAAGCTGGCCACCTCGGGCGGTTGGCCGCGCGCTTCGTCCACCAGCGCGTCCAGCGTGTCCTGATCGCGGCAGGCGGCGATGCGCTCGCGGAGTGCCTGGAGATCGAAGGCCGGGAGTTCGCGCGCCGATGCGTTGGCCGGCTGTGCGCCCGAGTGGGCAACCGTCTGCACCATCCCGACAGACTCGACGGCGCGTGCCGTGCTGCCGAAGGCTTCGCCGAACTCCGCGGCGGGCTCGCCGCTCTCGTCGTCGATCGCAGGAACGTCCGACAGACCGCCCACCAGCTCCCGGACCGCATCAGGATCGGCCAGCGTCTTCAGGTCGATTCGACCGGCGCCGGTGTCGCTGCGGTTGTCCAGTTCGGCCGCCACCGCCAGGGCGTCGCCGCTCCCGATCGGCAGGATCTTGGCGTGCTTCTTCGTGGCGGACTTGGCGGCCATGTCGTCCTCCCACATGACCCACGGCTGCTCGTCGAACTTGCGCTGCGCCTTGTCGCGTTCCTTCGCATCCTGGGTCGTGGAGATGGCAGCCAGCAGGGATCGGTACGTTTCGCTCTTGCCGCGGATCTTGTGGACTTCGGACAAGGGCAGCACGCATGCGCTCTCGCCGCCGCTGACCAGGTGAGCATGGGAGAAGGCCCCGATCAGATCGCCGCGGGCCTCCAGGTTGATCGAGTGGCGCAGGAACGTCTCGCTGCCATCCATGTGTTCCCAGCGGTCGCCCTTGTGGATCGCGCCGTGCGTGAGCGACTTGATGTAGGGCGACCGGTAGGCGAGCGTGATGAACCCGCGCGCGCCGATCTGGAACTGGCAGTCGTACAGGTCGGTCCACTTGCCCTGGACCATGGCGCGGCGCTTGTAGGGGATCAGGAACGCCTGCTGCAGAACCGTGTTCGGCTCCAGGCCCAGCGCGGCCGAGGTCATCATCGCCCCCAGCACCGTTTGCGGATTGCACTCCGCGAGCTTCGGTGCGCGCTTGACCGCGTTGACGCACAGCCGAAGCATGCGGTCGGGTTCCAGAAACTTGGTGGCGACCGCGGAAATGCCGTCGGCCACGCGCTTGTCGCTGAGGTAGTCGAAGATGGTCTTCGTGCGCTGGCCTGTGGCCACGGCGCGCAGGGCTTGCGAACTCATCGGATGGCTCCCTTCTTGGGCTTGCTGCTGGGCAGGCGCATCACGCGGATGGCCTTCGTGCGTTTGAACTGGGCGAACAGTTCGGGGTGCTCGGCCTCGAATGCGCCTTGGTCGAAGCGCGTGTCGGACTGGGCTTTCCAGGTGAGCAGGTCGCGGCCTTGATAGGTCAGCCGAGCGTGCGGGCTGATGAAGTCGGCCAGCTCGAACTGAAGGGCCTCAAGCGAGGTCTCCCAGTCCTTGATCTGGGCCTTGATCTGCCGGTACTGGCCGGCCTTCTCCGCAATCTCATCCGTGGCCTCGACCGACTGCCCGTTGTCCAGCGGGAACAGGGCCTTGATGTCGTTGAAGTCGAAGAGGTCGGGCTGCTGGCCGCCGACGATGCATTCGTCCCAGAAGCGGATCACCTTGGCCTGCATCGCGGCGATGGTTTCGTCGTCGCGGACGGTCCAGTAGATGTCCACGTCGTCGAAGCTGCGCAGCGCAGCCACGAGGCAGTAGCGGCGGCCGGTGAGACCCAGGCCCCAGGCGAACTGCGCGGCGTACTCGATGGGCACGTCCTCGGTGTGCTGTTCGCCCCACTTCAGCCGGGCGAAGCCACTCACGCTCTTGGCATCGGCGTTGATGTGCTCGCGGTCGAAGGTGACGATCTCGTCGTTGATCAGCACCTCGCCGGTGACGATCAGCTCGAAGTCGATCTCGCAGGTCATCCACGGGTGAGCGGCACCGTAGTAGCGCGAGTTGCACGACACCAGTTCGACCTTCAGGCCCTCGTCTTCGAGCCGCTGCACCGCCATCTCGCGGATGAACGGCTCCAGCTTCGTGCCTCGAGCGAACCGGCGCTGCTGCCACTTGTCGGGGACCGGCGCCGGCTTGCGGCCGGTGCGGATCTGCCAGAACTCCAGCGGGGTCAGGTAGGGGCTGAGGCCGAGGATGGCTGCAACGTCGCTGCCGCCGACGTGGGCGCTGCGGTCATGGGCTTGGTCGCTGGGTGCGAGCAGGCCGTGGGCGATGGGTGCGTTCACTGGGATCTTTGGATGTGTGCCTGGCGGATCAGCCGAGGCAGGAGGCGATGGCAGCGGCCGCAGTAGCGACCACCACCCACGGCAGGACAGCCAAGGCCACGACGCGCAAGGCTTCGGAGTCCACAAGCGGTTCAGTCGGGCGCTTGCGCTGCTCGCGAGCGCTGGGCAGGGTGCTCGGACCTGCGTCGTCTCCGTCGTGGCGGTGCGTCATCGGACTTGCCCCCACAGCACTGCGCGCTTGACTCTGTACGTCGCCAACTGAGTCCTGAACTCGCGCAGCGAAAGGCTCTCCTGCAAGCCGTCGCTGGCTGCTTGCTGAAGGTACGTCTCTGTCTCCCAGATGACGTAGCTCAAGAAGGCAATGCGCATACGCAGCGCGGCGTTGATCATCAGCCGTCGAGGGCCAGCGACAACGCTCCTTGCAAGACCGTGCGTGTTCATGGTGGTCGTTTGTCGTTCGTGTTTCGCGCTTGATCCGGAGGCTAACATGGTGCTAGACTCAACGTCAAGCGTGGCGAGTGGTGTTGCGCTATCGCAAACCCTAGGAGTCCTTGGAATGACGCTTGAACCGCACCAACAGCTCGTGGTGGAAGAGAAGAACAACGTCAGCGAGCGGCTGGCGAAACTGTTGGGCTTCTTTCAGGGGCCGCTTTTCCCAACATTGGACGAGGCCGAGCGCGCTCGCCTGCGCAACCAGGCGCGCTTCATGGACGGCTACGCGGCAGTCTTGGAGGAGCGCATTGCCGCGTTTAGGGTGCGCGCCGACGAAACCGGCGAAATACAGCACCTCCGCGCGTCAGTGGCCGAGGCCCGCGACACTTTCCAGAAATACGCCGAGCTGCACCGCGCGAAGGGCACGCCGGAGGGCAACGCCAAGGCCGCGGCCAACGCCGAGCTGGCGGCGCGGATGGACGCTGCCCTGCGGCACAACGCCAGGTTAAGCGGGAGACAACGGCCGTGACGCTGCCGACGAAGCGCACAGGTGCGGATAGCCGTTGGCTCTCCGCTTCAACCGACAGTTATGCAGCAACACAAAGGAGCCTGCAAGTGAGCGAGTACCACAAGATTCAGAGCATCTACAAGCGCGACATGACCAGCAAGCGCAAGACGCTGATTGAAGGCGAATGGACGCTGCCCGAGTTTGAATACCTGGCCGGCAACGTGTGGGTCTTCACCGAGAAGGTGGACGGCACGAACATTCGCGTGATCTTCAAGGACGGCGGCATCACGTTCGGCGGGCGCACCGAGGACGCGCAGATTCCCGCGCAACTGGTGGGCCGCCTGAACGAGCGATTCTTGCCGCTGGCCGCGAAGCTGGGCGAGGTGTTCCCGGACGGTGCGGCGGTACTGTACGGCGAGGGCTACGGCGCCAAGATTCAGAAGGGCGGCGGCAACTACCGCGCCGACCAAGACTTCGTGTTGTTCGACGTGCGCGTGGGCCAGTGGTGGCTGCAGCGCGCCGACGTGGGCGACGTGGCACAGAAGCTGGGCCTTGACGCGGTGCCCGTGATTGGCGAGGGCACGCTGCACGATGCTGTGGCCTGGGCCAAGCGTGGCATCCGCTCGACCTGGGGCGACTTCGAGGCCGAGGGCATCGTTGCGAGGCCGAAGACCGAGCTGATGACGCGCAGCGGGCACCGACTGGTGGCCAAGATCAAGTGCCGCGACTTTGCTGCATAACGTCGGCGTTAACCGGCGCGCGTGATGAAAGACCCGGAGCGCGGCGCTATGTCGCGCGTCCGGTTGAACAACCAGTTCGGCCTCTGGTGCCGGAGCGGAAGGAACTACGATGGAACAGGTACTGCTGAAACTTGCTGAGAGCGCCGCTGCTGGCGGATGGCCCGCTGCTTTTGCGATTGCCGTGGTGGCGCTTGCGTGCATGGGTGCGGTGTTCGCGGTGTGCTGGTTTTGGGTTGCGCTGGTGCGCAGCTAGAGGCCGAACGTTGCGGTTGAGCGCGCGGCCGAAGGCCGTCCGCTCGAACCGCTTGTTCGGCCCCTGCGCACGAAAGGATGAGAGTGAAAGACGACCTCGGCGACCGCATGAAGCTGTACGAAGGAATGGAAGCTGGCCGACGCCTGATGCCACTGCTGCCGGCTCTGGGCCGCATAGATGGCCGGACCTTCCACAGTTTCACGCGCGGCATGGACCGGCCGTTCGACGCGGCGTTCTCGGCCTGCATGGTGGACACAACTGCTGCCCTGGTGCGCGACACCGGGGCCTGCATGGGCTACACGCAGAGCGACGAAATCACGCTGGCCTGGCACAGCCGCACGACGCAGAGCCAGATTTGGTTCGATGGCCGCGTGGCGAAGATGACAAGCCAGCTTGCGGCCCAGGCCACGCTGATTTTCTACCGCTTTGTGCTGGAGCGCATGCCGCAGTACGCGAACCGGCTGCCGACCTTCGATGCCCGCGTGTGGAACGTGCCGAACCGCGCCGAGGGTGCGAACGTTTTTCTGTGGCGCGAGTGGGACGCCACCAAGAACAGCGTGAGCATGGCCGCTTCGGCGTACTACGGCCACAAGGCCCTGATGGGCAAGAACAGCCCGCAGAAGCACGACATGCTGCACGCCAAGGGCGTGAACTGGAACGACTACCCAGCGCTTTTCAAGCGCGGCGCCTACGTGCAACGGCGCACCGTGAGTGTGCCGTTCAGCGCAAAAGAACTGGACCGCCTGCCGCCCAAGCACGAAGCGCGCACGAACCCGGCGCTTGTAGTGGAGCGCAGCGTGTGCAGCGTGTTGGACATGCCGCCGCTGGGTGCGGTGACGAACCGCGAGGCTGTCATCTTTGATGGCGCGCCGCCAATGTTGGCCGAGGGGCCGAACGCTTGAGCTAAGGGGCTGGCCCGCCAGGGCCAGTCCCGCTTGAGCGAAGTGTTAGACAGCATCTTGGTGGAGAACTGACCATGCCGATAAAGCCAGAGAACAAAGCCCGCTACCCGAA